GGCACGCTGACCCCGAAAAGCGTCTAGTTACCATGCAAAATTCGGTCGTTTCAGTACAGAGTTGAAGGAAAAAGTTCAACTCAGTTGTATGAAACCTCAATTAGTTGTATGAAAACGCAACTGAGTTGTACGAAACAGCCTCTCAGTTGACGAAAAGGAGCAAAAATGGCTGAAAAGATCACGCAGGAAACGACCGTCACGCTCTCCGAACTGGCGGTGGTGTTGGGGCTGTCCTCCAAGCGTATTCGGCAGATGGTGGAGGATGGCATCATGCATCCAAGCGGGAAGAACGAATATCCACTTGCGGCTTGTGTACATAGCTACCAAAGGTTCCTTCGCCTGCAGATGCCAAGTGAGGAAGATACGAAACTGGAAAAGGCGCGGAGAAAAGCCGAAATCACCCTTAAAGCATCGAAGGCGGAGATTGCGAAGCTGGAAGCCGCAGAACTACAGGGGAAAATGCACCGCTCAGAGGATGTCGCAGCCATGACCGAAGATCTGATTTACTCTATCCGCGGGATGCTTACGGCATTACCTGGCCGCGTGGCCGTGGATGCACAGGCGGCACAAAGCTCCGCCGAGGCAGAGGAAATCGTCCGGGAACAGGTATTCCTTATCATGGAGGAACTGTCCCATTACGAATATGACCCTGAACGATATGAAGAGCGTGTCCGAGCGCGGATGAACTGGGAATATGGAGAAGGGGGAAGCCGGGATGACGAAGGAATCTGACGCCGCAAAGGCGGAAGAGGCCCGGCGAGCGCAGGCGAGACGCAGCGCGGCGAAACTGAACGCTGCCATAGCAAAGGCAGTTGCCGGAATGAAGCCGCCGGAGAACCTTACCGTTTCCGAGTGGGCGGATAAATACCGGCGCCTTCCGAGGGGCAATGCTGAGTCCGGACCATGGCGCACATCCAGAACGCCATACCTGAAAGAGCCAATGGATGCGTTCAGGGATCCAAAGGTTCGTCGTATCGTAATGGTTGCGGCGTCTCAGGTTGGAAAATCAGAATTTGAGCTGAACTGCATCGGCTATATCATCCATCAAGATCCCGGCAACATCCTGTATGTGCATCCCGACATTGACGATGCCAAGAGGTTTTCCAGACTGCGCGTCGGAACGATGATTCAGGATTCGCCGGTTTTGCGGACGCGCGTTTCCAAGGCGAAAAGCCGCGACAGCGGAAACACGATGCTTTCAAAGACGTTCCCTGGCGGAATGCTGATCATCTGCGGTTCGCAGACGCCTTCCGACCTCGCTTCGACACCGTGCCGATATGTATTCGGAGACGAACGCGACCGCTGGGCTCTGAGTGCCGGTAACGAGGGCGACCCGTGGAAACTGGCGACGGCGCGGCAAATAACCTTCCACAATTCAAAAGCGGTAGAGGTTTCCACTCCGACCGTAAAAAACGTCAGCAGGATAGCCCGCTCCTACGCAGAGGGGACGATGGAGCGCTGGTGCGTGAAGTGTCCTCACTGTGGCGGTTATCATGACATTCACTTTTCAGATATACGCTTTACATCCACCGAGAGCATTGTGCAGCACGAAAAGCAGTACGAGGTCTCGGATATTTATTACATCTGCCCGGAGTGCGCCAGCGTATCTACAGAAGCGCAGATAAAAAAGCAACCCGCAAAGTGGATCGCAGACAATCCAGATGCATACAAACGAGGCGTCCGTTCCTTCTGGCTAAACTCCTTCGTGAGTCCATGGGCTTCATGGGAATCTACGATTCTCGAATATCTGTATGCTCTGGGTGATTCCAAGGCTCTGCAGGTCGTTTATAATACGCGCTTCGGGGAACTGTGGGAGGACCGCGGCGACATCGAGGACGAGGACAGCCTCATGGCGCGGCGCGAGGAATACCCTGCCGAGCTGCCGGATGGTGTTCTCTGTCTGACATGCGGCGTCGATACACAGGATGACCGACTGGAATATGAGATTGTTGGTCACGGTCATTTCGGTGAAACATGGGGCATAAAGGCTGGGATTATCCTCGGCCGCCCAGATATTGCCGAAGTATGGGACGAACTTGACGAGCTCATTGACCATGTATACACCTTCAAGGACGGCATGGGGCTGCGTATGAGCCTGACGTTTGTTGACGAGGGCGGCCATTTCACCCAGGAGGTTCGCCGCCGCTGCCGGGAACGGCTCGGCAAAAAGGTGTTCTGCATAAAGGGATTCTCCGGGCGGGATCGCCCGTATACGTCGCCACCGAAGAAGATCAAGATCGTGGTCGGTGGTGTGGCGATCGGTATGTGCTGGCAATATCAGCTCGGTGTGGATGCCGGGAAGCAGATCATCATGGACAACCTACGAGTGAAGAAACCGGGCTCGAAATACTGCCACTTCCCAAAGCGAGACGATTATGGCACGGCATATTTCAAAGGGCTCCTGTCTGAGCACTTGGTATACAACGCAGAGAAGAAGCAGCCGTGGTCATGGGTGAAGATCCCCGGGCATGAGCGAAATGAGCGCCTCGACTGCCGGAACTATGCCATTGCCGCATTTAAAGCCCTGGCGCCGAACCTGGACGAGATCGACCGTCGGCTCAAGACCGCACGGGGACAGGCTTCAAACGGCAACTCCGTAATAGTGCCGAAAAGCAAACCTGCACAGCGCAGAAGCGGCGGGTTATCAAAACAATTTGACAGCTGGTGAGGTGTGAATCATGGCATCGAAAAAGACTATAGAAAGGCGGCTGAATTACTGGAACGGCATGTATGAAAAGCTCCAGGCGGCCTATAAAGCTTTAGTATCCGGCGGCGTGAAGTCATACATGATCGACGATCGTCAGCTCACGCGCTTTGATCTTCCGGTTTTGCTCAAACAGATAGAGAAAATCGAGGAGAAGATTGACGAGCTGGAGGCAGCTTTGGAGGGCAACGGTCCTCGAAAAGCGGTGGGTATCGTCCCCCGCGATTGGTAATGGGTAACGGCCCGGACGGGCATTACCAAAGGCAGCTCCGCGTAGTCTTGCTCCTGCTCCGCGGGGCTGCTTATATAAAATCCATGGGAGGTGGACGCCATTTACAGGGACAAGAATACGGGCCTGCTTTTGCCCGACGCCCTTCGTCCGCAGGCAAAAGGATACAGCGAAGCCGGCGCGAGCCGTACACGGCGGGCGCTCAAAGGCTTCACTGCCCGCAGCGGATCGCCCCGGGAGGATATCGATAACAACAACGATACCCTTCGCCAGCGTTCCCGAATGCTTTATATGGCCTCGCCGGTGGCAACATCGGCTATCAATACCAACCGCACAAAAGTCGTAGGTATGGGCCTGACGCTCAAAAGCACCATAGACCGTGAAGTGCTGGGGCTTACCCAGGAGGCTGCGAAAGATTGGCAGCATAAGGCTGAGGCGGAGTTTGGGCTTTGGGCGAACAGGCGTCAGAACTGCGATGCCCTGGGGCTGAATAACTTTGCTGCTCTGCAGCAGTTGGCGCTTAAGGCATGGTTGCTGAGTGGCGACGTTTTTGTGCTGTTCTGTCGTAAGGAGCCGACGCCACTCAATCCTTATGGACTTCGGCTCCATGTGATCGAGGCAGACCGCGTGTGTACGCCGAACGGGATTTACGGTGGCCGAACGATCAGCGGAGTTACCGAGGGTATCGTACCCGAAGGGGAACCGGGTGCCGGAAATCGTGTGCATGACGGTGTTGAGGTCGATGCGGATGGCCGGGTGATAGCGTATCACATCTGTGACCACTTCCCCGGTGACTGGGTGCGAGGGGCGATGAAATGGACACGCGTACTTGCCGACGGAGAACGGACGGGCCTTCCGAATGTCCTGCACATCATGGACAGCGAGCGCCCGGACCAATACCGCGGCGTCCCGTATCTCGCCCAGGTCATCGAACCGCTGCTTCAGCTCCGGCGATATACGGAAAGCGAGCTGTGGGCAGCACTGATCCAGACCTTCTTCACGGCGTGGATCGAAACGGAGAGTAGCCCGGTTGATTTGCCGTTTTCTGAGGTCGGCAGCGGCGAGGGTATTCCCGGCGAGGAGCCGACCGGGACAGTCTCGGATGACGATCACGAATACGAGATGGGTCCGGGCAACGTCTTCCATCTGAAGACGGGTGAAAAAGTTAATTTTGGAAATCCGAATGTACCGAGCGCCGGCTTCGAGAAATTCTTTGAAACCATGTGTCGGGAAATGGGCGCAGCCTTGGAGCTGCCGTCCGATGTGCTGCTTAAAAAATTTGATGCCAGTTATTCAGCCGCCCGCGGCGCCCTACTCGAAGCGTGGGAGGCCGTGAAGATGCGGCGGGCATGGTTCGTTGATGATCTGTGCCAGCCGACCTATGAAGTGTGGCTTGCCGAAGCTGTTGCCCGTGGCCGTATCAAGGCCCCGGGCTTTTTCGATGATCCGCTGCTCCGTACCGCATGGTGCGGCGCTCAGTGGATGGGCCCGGTGCAGAGCCAGCTCGACCCAAAGAAGGAGGCCGAGGCCGCGATCCTGCTTATCAACCGCGGCATCAAGACTCACGCGCAGGTCACGCGCGAAATGACGGGCGGAGACTGGGAGGAGAACATCGCCATTCTCGCGGACGAGAATAAACGCCTTACGGAAGCGGGCGGAAACCTCGAAGTGAAAGTGAGCGCTGAAAACGATGATACGAAGGGAGAAGACGGAAATGCCGCAGCCCAAAGCAATTAATATCCAAAAACCGGTTTACACAATGGCCACCACGGATGGTCAGAACGCCGAGATCACGATGTATGGTGATATCTATGAAAGTCAGCCGGTCGATTTTTGGACGGGAGAGCCTATCGAGGGGCAGTTTATTCTGCTGTCGGAGTTCCTGGAAGATCTGAAGACCGTCGAAGGCTGTAAGAACATCACCATCCGAATGAACAGCTACGGCGGCGATGCCGGTGTGTCGAACACCATTCATAACCGCCTTCGCGAGTTGGCGCGGGGTGGAGCAAATCTGACCTGTGTCGTTGACGGAGTGTCCATGAGCGGAGGGAGCCTGATCATGTGTGCCTGTGATACGGTCCGGGCGAATCCGTCCAGCCTCATCATGATTCATAAGGGCTGGGTTTTCCTGTTCGGCGGTTATAACGCCGACGAAATGCGGAAGATGGCAGATACGAACGATGCCTGGGACAAGATGCAAGTGGAGGTCTACAAGCGTAAGACCGGCCTGTCCGACGAGGAAATCCTTGGCATGATGGCCGAGACGACATATATGACCGGGCGCGAGGCCAAGGAAAAGGGCTTTGTCGACGAAATCCTCGAGGACGCGGAACCGGTCGATATCGCAGCGAGCGCGGATGGCCGCGCTCTTTTTGTGCGCGGACGCGAGATGCATCTCGCGTCCGGGATGTTCGCTCCCGACACCATACCTACGGTCAAATCCGAGGCGCCTGCCTCGGTCGAGACAAATATAAAACAGCCGGAGGTCACCGGCGGTAACAAAGGAGGAAACCAAATGACCATCAAAGAGTTCCGGGAGAAATACCCGGACGAGGTTGCTCAGGTGGAGGCCGAGGCCAGAGCTGCCGTTGACACCACCGCTGCGGCGGACGATGCTGTAAAAGCCGAGCGTGATCGGCTGGCCGGGATTGACGAGGTTGCGAGTCTGTTTGACCCCGAGCTCGTCAAGGAGGCTAAGTACGGCGAATCGCCCTGCACCGCCGCCGAAATGACGCTCCGCGCTGCGCAGGCCGCGGCGAAGCAGGGCAGCAAGTTCCTCGCTGACGCGGCGGCGGATGCCGAGGTGTCCGGCGTCAACGGCGTCAAGCCCGCGCCCGCACCTGCGGAGGGCGGCGAGAAGAACACCATTGAGCAGGCCCGCGCGGATGCGAAGGCCTACAACGAAAGTAAGAAGGAGGCGCGATAACATGGATAATCTCGTCAACAAAGTCGGGAGCATCGATCAGGACAACCTGATCGCACGGCTGTTCCCCAGCGCCCTCACGACCGGCGTGAAGATCGCCGCCGGTGAGGGTGAACTGAAGCGCGGCACTGTGCTGGCCCGTTCGGACAGCGGCGCCTACATCGTCTACGGCACGACCGCCACCACCGGCGAGGGCGACGATGAGGAAACCACCGTTGTCGGTGAACCTTCCGCTATCCTCGTCAATGATGTGGACGCCAGCGGCAGTGCAGACGTTCCCGCCGTTGCGTATTGCAGCGGCAATTTCAACCCCAATGCCGTAATCGTGGCCGATGGCTACGAGCTCACCGCCGCCGACAAGGACACTCTGCGTAAGTACAATATCCGCTTCACGCAGATGTTCGAGGACTAAGGATAGGAGGAAAGTGAAGATGGATATTTACGATACCCTGTATATGCTCGCTGCGGTCGAACAGCTCGACCCCGAGCCCAATTTCTTCAAGCGTCGGTATTTCCCGACAAATCAGGACCTCGATGTGTTCGGCACGTCCAAGGTTCTGGCCGACTACCGCGAAGGAAACCATAAGGCGGCGCCGTTCGTAATGCCTCGCATCGGCGCGCTGCCTGTTGGCCGCGGCGGTTTCAGCACCTATGAGCTGGAACCCGGCAATATCTCCATCAGCAAGCCCCTCACCATCGACCAGCTCAACAAGCGCGGCTTTGGTGAGAGCCTGATGAGCACGGCGACGCCCGCCGAGCGTGCGCGCCGTCTTCTCATGGGTGATCTGAGTGACCTGTCTGCCCGCATTACCCGCCGTGAGGAATGGCTGTCCTGCGATACCATGCTCAACAACGGCACGATCATGCGTCACCAGAGCGACGATCCCGATGTCTATGAGGACATCCCTGTCAAATTCTATGAAGGAGCCAACAACCCTGGGGCTTTCACGCCGGGTAACCCCTGGACGCACAGCACCAAGTCCTCCGCCGGCGTCATCACCAGGGGCAACTGGTACAACGACATCTGCTCTATGATCAAGATGCTTGTCCAGCGTGGCCGTCCGGCGGTCGATTTGCTCGTTGCCAACGACGTCGGAAACTTCCTCCAGGAGGATCCCTGGGTCGTCGAAATGATGGACAACCGCCGTGCTGAGTACGGTGCCATCAATCCCGAGGCGCTGACCCCCTATGTCACCAGTCTCGGCTCCTACAACTTTGGCGGACGTCGGCTGAACATCCTGGTTAACGACGGTACGTTCGAGGATGAGGAAGGCACCGAGACGCCTTTCCTCGAGAACGGGAGCGTCATCGTCACCGCGCCGAACTGTGGTCGCGGCCTGTACGGAGCGGTCACGCAGAAGGAGATGGACAACGAGTGGCACACCTATGCCGGTATGCGCGTCCCGAACCACATCAGCACCATCGTTCCCCCTGCGGATGAGACCATCGTCTCCTGCCGCCCGCTGTATGTGCCTCGTTCCACCACGCCGTGGATTGCCGCCAAGAAGGTCTTCGGCAACTGATCCACCAGCCAGAAAGGAGCAAAGGATATGATCCGTATGGTATATGGAAGCACCCGCGTTGGCCATGACATCCACTCGGCTTCCACCGGCGCTTTCTCGGCGGACGAGGCGACAGAAGAACGCCTCGTCTCGCTTGGCGTCGCTGTTCGTGTGGGAGCCCCCGATCATGCTCAAACATTGCCCAGAAACGATTCCGCGGCCGGAGAGGAACCGGAGAACGCGGGAGAGGTGTCTACACCGCCTGCCGCCGAAAACGCCTCTCAGGGCGACGAAGAGGCCGCAGGGGGTCATCTTGACCCCGACCAGCTTCGTACCATGACCAACGCTGCACTGAAGAAGCTGGCGGAGGATATGGGGCTCGATGCTTCCAAGTGCCGGAATAAGGAGCAGTACGTTGCTCTTCTTACTTCGGTGGAGATAGATATCGAAGACACCGAAGATCCCGAAGCTGCGGATGATGATGAGCCGCCTGATCTGAATGCGGAGGCGCCTATCGTATGAGTTTCAGGGACATGGTTGCCAATGACATCCAAGCCGTGTTTCTGTCCACTGATGAATTTGCGGAACGACGGATTGTGAAGTACGACGGAGAGACCTACGCCGGCGATGGCGGTACAGGGATCTCCGTTGTGCTGTCCAACATCAAAGAGAAGGACCGGCACCAGACCGTTCAGGATCATGCCGCCGGGCTCTACATCGTTTCGCAGACGCTGCATTGTGACCTTGCCGATCTCGGCGGGACCATCCCGAAGAAGGGAATGCGGCTGGAAATCAACGACGCCGAGGACGGCAATTATTACGTTAAGTACATAATCGCCCAGGTTGCCGTTGAGATGGGGATGCTTCGTCTGGAGCTGGAGGCGTATGACGAATGAGCTATGTGAAGTTCGAGATTCTGGATGCATCCAACGCAACCCAACGCTACGCCAATGCGTTGGCTGGTATTCCGGGTGCGTTGGAACGGGCTCAGTACGACGCCATGAAACGAGCCGGGCAAAAGGCCCGGACTCAGGCTGGACGGCTCGCGTCAGCACGCTATCAGATCAGCGCTGGTCAGTTCAAATCGCATACCACGGAAAAGGTCAGAGGCGAGGGCACGGCGTTCCTCACCATAACCTTTTCCGGTGCGGTGATCCCCTTGAAGGAATTCAAGGTGAGATCGTCCGCTTCTGGCGTATACGCCAGGGCGAAGCAGGGCGGCGGCAACATCCGCCGCGGCTTTATTGATGCGAAGCTCGGCGGCGGCGTATTCGAGCGCAAAGGCACGAGTCGCCTGCCGATTGAGCAGAAGTACGGCCCTGCAACTGCGCAGATGATGAACGATGAGGAAGTAAAGGCGCAGATGGACCAGACGATCACCGAGACCTACGATGAACGTATGGAACATGAAGTGACCCGGATCCTGAATGGATGGTGATTAAATGGACGCTGTACAGTTTCTCGAAGCGGCAAAGGTCGATACCGAAGCCGCATACGCAAACCTGCTGTTGCCGTACAAGCCGCAGAAAGGCGAAGCGGCGGGGCTGCGCGTACCGTCTGTGTGGCGGATGCGACTTTCCAAGAGCTCCGCTTCTCAGTACATCGCACCATACACCATCCATCAGATCATCACGACTGACGACAATCAGAAGCCCGGGCAGCGGGCTTCCAGCAGCCTTTGCCTGCGGTCGATCTTTTGCAACTACAACGATGTTGACGAGGAGGAAGGCAGCCTCGCGCTCCTGACCATGATCCAACGGCTGCAAAATCACTGGCTGAGAAATCCTGTGATCGACGGTCGATTTGAACTGGACATGGAACAGGGTATGCAGGTTTTGATCTATCCCGAAGACACCAAAGATTTCTACATGGCGGAGATGGTCTCCTACTGGAGCCTGCCGCCTGTCAGGAGGGAGATAGTCGCCGATGGCTACAACTACAACTAAATCCAAGAGATCCGAACCCGAAGCGGTTGCGCTTGAAGAGGTTCCGGTTGAAGCGCCCGAGGCTGCCAAAGAGCAGCCGGGCGTTTTTTGCTATGTCGGCCCGAGTATTCACGGGACGATCCAGGCCAATTCTCTGTTCACCGGCACGCTGAGCGAGGTCAAGGCCGCACTCGCCGGTGCGATTGAGAAGCACCCAGGCATCGTCGGGCTGATCGTTCCCGCCGACGACACTCTGGCGAGGAGCCGGAGCGAGGTAAAAACCAACGGAACGCTGCTCCACAAACGATATGTGGATCTGGCATCCGGCAAATCTTAACAGGAGGAATTCATTATGGCCACGAATCATGGCATCAACGTCACCGAGCTTGATACCGCGCTTACCACGCCCAATGTGGCGGAGAGCGGCGTCCCGTTCGTTGTTGGCATTGCCCCTATCCAGAGTGCGGATAATCCTGCGGCTGTCGGCGTCCCCACTCTGGTAACTTCCTGGAGCGAGGCTGTCGAGAAGTTCGGTTTCTATGACAGCGGCTGGGATACCTACGGAATCTCCGAGGTCATGTATTCTCAGTTCCAGCTCTACAACTGCACTCCGATGATCATCGTGAACCTGCTCGACCCGACCACCATGAAGGAAGCGGTGGCTGCGGCGAACTTCAACGTCAGCTATCACAGGGCGACCCTGCCGAGCAGCGCGATCATCGACTCCGGCCTCGTGGTGAAGAACGGTACTTCGACCCTGACAAAGGGCACCGATTACGATGTGTTCTATTCCGGCGGGAATCTCATTGTTGAGCTGCTCTCCACCGGCACAGCGTACAGCGCCACGACCCTGAATATTGCGTACAACGCGATCGACGCCTCTGGTGTCACCTCGGCCATGGTCACGTCTGCGTTCGAAAAGGTCGAACTGTGCCTGACCACGCTCGGTGTCGTTCCCGACATCCTGCTGGCGCCCAACTTCTCCCACCTGCCTGCGGTTGCCGCGGTCATGGCGGCGAAGGCTACGGACATCAACGGCATGTTCAGCGCTATGGCCATCGTGGATATCGACAGCACTAGCTCCAGCGGCGCGACCGTATACTCCGCCGTCGTTGCGAAAAAGAACTCCAACGGCGTTACGGATGAACATCAGATCGCCTGCTGGCCGATGTGCAAGCTCGGGGACTACCTGTTCCATATGTCCACTCAGATCGCCGGCCTGATGTGCTCGATCGACAACGACAATGAAGGCATCCCCTATCAGAGTCCGTCGAACAACGGCCTGAAGATCGATTCCCTGTATCTGGCCGATGGAACCACCGAGGTGCAGCTGACAAAGACCCAGGCCGATATCATGGTCGCCGGCGGCATCACCACCGCGATCAACTTCATCACCGGCTGGGTCGCCTGGGGCAACTACACCGCTGCCTATCCCGGCAACACCGATGTGAAAAATTACTTCATCCCGGTGCGCCGGATGTTCAACTGGGTCGGCAACACTCTCGTGCGGTCCTTCTGGGGTCGTATCGACGTTCCCATGAATCGCCGCCTGATCGACAGCATCATCAACACTGCGGAAAACTGGCTCTCCGGCCTTGTTTCCTCCGAGTATCTGCTCGGTGCCCGCGTGGAGTTTCTCGATGAGGAGAACCCGACTACGAATCTCATGGCCGGCATCCTCAAGCTCCATGTGTTTATGACGCCTGTCAGCCCGATGCAGGAGCTGGATTTCGTCCTCGAGTACGATACCAGCTATGTGACGGAAGCCTATTCCGATCTCACCTGAGGAGGTAACGCGAAATGAGATACCCTGAAGCTTACATCAATTTCGAGGTGTTCGAGAATGCGAAGATGTTCTGCGGCGTGGCGAGCGTGAAGCTGCCTGACCTCAACTTCCTCACCCAGACCGTCAATGGCGCCGGTATCGCCGGCAACATGGACGGCGTGATTCCCGGCATGGTGGATGCCATGACCGCGAGCTTCAACTTCAACTCCTACACCGAAAACGCGATCAACCTTACCCGGCCGACGATGCACAGCGTTGACCTCCGCATTGCGGAGAGTGTCGCTGATAACATCAGCGGCCAGAAGGGTGTCGTGGCGGACAAGTACGTCATGGAGATGATGCCCAAGAGCACCAAGCTCGGTACGGTCGCACCCGCGTCCAAGGGCGATGTCTCCGGCGACTATGCCGTCCATATCCTCAAGGGCTATCGCGGCGGCAAGATGGTGCTCGACATCGAGCCCTACAACTACAAGTGCATGATCAACGGCGTCGATTACCTGGCCGACGTCCGCAGGGCGCTTGGTCGCTGAGAACAAACCGTATGCCCCGGAGGGAAACGCCCTCCGGGGTTTGCTTATGTTGAAAGGAGAGTTTACCCATGGCAACCGATAAGACCACGATGACCGATACCGAACTGGAGCAGGAGGTATTGGACGAAAACACGACCGGCGGCGATGTCGTTACGGTCAAACTGCGCCGCCCGTTCGAGTGGGAGGACAACGTCTACACCGAACTGAGATTCGACTTTTACAAACCCACCGGCAAAGATTGCATTGCGATCAACCGGAACCTGATGCGGAAGAACATCAATATGTTCCGGGCTTTCAACAACGACGAATACATCGTCGAGTTTGCGGCGCTCTCCTGCGAGGCGCCCATCGGCGCGGATATGATCAAAGCTCTTCCCGGCTGCGATTACTTCAAGGTCCGCACCGCGACCAGCAATTTTTTGCTGAGGTGGGAGACCTTGTAACAGAAATCCGGAAGATCTGTATCAATCTTTCGGAAACCACACACACACCGATCCCGTTCTGGCTTGAGCAGCCTCTGCTCGAGCTGCGGCGGTGGTGGGATGCAAAGGTTTCCCTGCATGAAACGAGAGAATAAGTGAGGTGAGATTATGGCAGGAGCGAAACAGCATGAAATGATGTTCACGCTGGCGGCGAAACAAAACAGCTCTTTCGGTGCTGCGTTTTCTGGCGCGCGCGGTGAATTTCAAAGGCTGTATCAGGAGGCCGCCAAGCTCACCGAACAGCAGAATGATATATCTGCGTACACCCGGCAGCAGTCCGCTATCGAGAGTACGCAGAACTCCCTGACCCGGTATCAGGAAAAGCTCGATAACGTCCGCGAGGCGCTTACGAGGATGGAGCAGACCGGCGAGGGGACTACTCAGGAAACACTAAAGCTCCAGCAGCAGGAAGCTGAGCTTGCTTTCAAGGTGAGCGAGACTTCCCGGAAACTGACCGAGCAGGAAGAAAAGCTCGGCACGATGGGGTCGAAGCTCGAAGAGGCGGGCATCGACACCAATAACCTCAGTGAAGCACAGGATCGCATTCAGGGCGAGCTCGCCGAAACCAAAGGGAAGATGGACGAGATTGACAGCAGCGGCTCGTTCATGGACCCTGCATCCGATTCCCTTGCTGCGTTCGGAAGCGTAGCGGCAGCCGTTGGAGCCGGTAAGATATTCGATACGATCATCGATGGACTGAAAGAGGCCGCCGATGCCGCCGCCGATTTCGAGTTTGCCATGAGCGCCGTGGAGGCCATCGCAAATTCCTCCACAGAGGAAATATCGGCGCTCTCGGATAAGGCTTTGGAAATCGGCGCCTCCACGATGTATACCGCCACCGAAGCAGCGGATGCGCTGTCCTACATGGCGCTGGCTGGCTGGAACTCTCAGGAAATGCTCGCCGGCGTTGATGGCGTCATCCAGCTCGCGGCGGCGTCCGGCGAGGATCTTGCATCCGTGTCGGATATCGTAACTGATGCTTTGACGGCGTTCGGCCTTACGGCGTCTGACAGCGCCGGATTTGTGGACGTGCTGGCGGCGGCAGCGGCAAACTCCAACACCACCGTCAATATGCTGGGTGATGCGTTCAAATACGCGGCCCCGGTTGCTGGCGCCCTCGGCTACTCCGTGGAGGACGTGGCCGTGGCGATGGGCTTGATGGCGAATAACGGCATCAAGGGCTCCCAGGCGGGCACCACGCTGCGGAACGTGTTCAATGCCCTGACGGGGGATATTGCCCTGTCCTCGTCGGCATTCGGTGATATCGAAATCTCCGCCGTAAACGCCGACGGCACGATGATGAGTCTGTCGGACACAATCCAGATGCTGCGCGGCTACTTCGATCAAATGACCGAGGCGGAGCAGGTACAGAACGCCCAGGCGCTCGCGGGCACCCGTGCCTATGCCGGCCTCCTGGCGATCCTCAACACCACCGAGGATGACTATAACAGCCTGACCGACGCGATAAACAACAGCACTGGCGCGGCGGAGCGGATGGCGAATACCCGAATGGATAACGCCATCGGAGATTTACGCTTGCTCGAATCCGCATACAACGGCCTGCAGATAGCGGTCGGGAACAACTTCACTCCTGCCTTGTCTGGCATGTATGAGGTTGGGACAGATGTGCTGAGCTGGATGACCGAAGTTGCGGAAGAAAATCCGGCTCTTGTGTCAGGGCTTAGTGCATCAGCGGTTGCTTTCGGAGGCCTGACGGCGGCGATCCTCGCGTTCAATTCGGCAAAGCAGCTCGCTCAGAAGATCGGCCTTGCTGAGCTTCTCCCGGCTGCGGGTACGCTCGCGGCCATCGGCGGCGTAGCGGCCGCGCTAGGCTTGGTTGTCGTTGGTGTGCAGTCCAGTCTCGCGGCATACGACGAGATGTATGAGGCATCCATGTCTCTGACTGCCGCAGGACGGGAACAGGAAGCCGAGATTGCCAGCCTTACCGCGCAGTATGACGCGCTCGTTGATGCTGGCGAAGGAAACAGCGCCGAGGCGCAGGTCCTTCAGCAGCAGATCAGCCAGCTCTCCGCAGAGTTTGAGGCAAGCAAGCAGAGCGTCGAGCAGTTTACTGATAGCGTCAATGAGATGGCGAGATCCACGCTTGAGAGCTGGGAGAGCTTCGATGAAACAATGGCGAGCATTGACGATCAGGAAGAGGGTACGGCCAACCTTATCACGAGGCTGGAAGAGCTCTCTACTCAAACGTCGCTCACCGCCGGCGAGCAGGCCGAAATGTCTGCTATCGTCGATATACTGAACAGCCGGTATGAGGATCTTGGCCTCACCATGGAAGACCTGACCGGAAGCACGCCCATAACAATGGACAGCATCCGGGCTGTCACGGAAGCGGCGGCGGAGCAGGCGAGATTCAATGCCACAGTTCAGCAGTATCAAAATGCTATCATGGAGCAGCCTGCGCTACTTCAGGCACATGAAACCGCAGCGGAAGAACTCGCGGCTGCGGAGCGAGAGCTTGAGGCGGCAGAACAGGCGCAGAAGAACGCATGGGATTCCGGGATTGATAGCTTGGGGGCAAATGCCGAAGTACAGGCCGCCCGTGATAAAGTCGCGGAACTGCAGGAAGCTCTTGATAATGCCACGGAAGCGGTAGACAGAAACGCCGATATGCTTGGCGAGGCGGAGGGTGCTCTTGAATCCTATGCCGAGGCGCAGGAGGCGGCGGTTGACGGCACCGAGGCTATTTATCAGGCTATGGCTGACCTCTCCGAGGAATATGCCGAAGTCTATACGTCTGCGCTTGAATCCTTTCAGGGGCAGTTCTCTCTCTTTGAGCAAGCTCCTGAGATCGTGGCAACCAGCACCGACGAGATCATTGCCAACCTGGAATCGCAGACCGAGTATTTCAATACATACGCCGAAAACCTCAACACCATCAAAGAACGCATCGACGCGCTGAATGCGCAGGGCTACGACACGTCCGGCCTCGAAGCGTATATTTCTGCCGCAAACGACGGATCTGCGGATGCCGCCAACGCGTTCGCGGCCATTGCCTCAGCGAGCGATGAAGCTCTTGTTGCCATCAACGACAACTACAACGCCAAGGCTATTGCCGAAGGCGAAGCGGCCACCGCGACGGCTGAAATGGAGACGGACTTTACCGCGAAGATGGCAGAGATGGAAAGCGCTATCGCAGAGATGGAAGCCAACGCCAACGGTACGCTTGCCCAGCTTGCGTCTGATTTCGACAAATCCACCGAGGCCGGGGCTGCAGGTGTGTCCATGATGACCACCTACAACAACACTCTGGCATCGTATTCCAACGTCCTGTTTACCACAGGGCAAAACCTCACCACGAGTTTTGTCAATGGCATGAACTCTGTGAGTATTCCGTCGCCGACCATCCCCGGTTTCGCAACTGGTACGGAAAGCGCACCGCCGGGCTGGGCGTGGGTTGGCGAAAACGGCCCGGAGCTGATGATGATGCAGGGTGGTGAGCAGATCCTCAATCATCACGAAAGCGAAATGTTTGCCCAGCACATGGAGGCTGCGGAAATGGCAGCTGCCAACCCGCCGGAGCAGACACAGTACACGTCCAATCAGCGCCCCATGGAGTTCGATTACACGCCCCAGGGGACGACCGTAGAGGTTACCGTGTCTCCACATATCGAGATAACCGGCGTGGGCTCTGCGGACGAAATGCAGGCTGTCAGCGCCGATTTGGTCGAACAGCTGCGTGAAATGATTGCAGACGAGATGGAAAGGATCGGCGCCGACACGAGGAGGAGCAGGCTATGAAGACCTATACCACGAAGCAGGGGGATATGTGGGATGCTATCGCCTACACGCAGATGAGCTCTACCGATTACACCCACCTGCTGATCGATGCCAACATCAGCCTGTGCGAAACCTTCATTTTTTCTGCTGGCGTGGAACTGGTGATCCCTGACGTCGAGGAGGCTGTGAACAGCAGCCTCCCGCCGTGGAGAAGGTGATGTCATGAGCGACGTAAGCCTAGCCCGCAGGACTGCGGCAACGGTGACGTTTGACGGCGTTGATATTACCGCTGACATCAAGAAATACCTCATCAGTCTGTCCTACACGGACAACGAGGAGGACAACGCCGACGATCTCCAGATCCAGCTCGAAGACCGCGATAATATTTGGATGTCTGAATGGCTGGCCGAAATGGTTGACGCTGACGCGGAGAGCGCTTCGGCCCCGCAGGGGGAAGCTGCGCCGAAAATGGAATATACAGTCAATGCCCGGAGTGGCCTTTGGTGCCGTTCCGGGGCGAGTACGATGTATAGCCCGATTGGGTCTTTCTCCTATGGCGACTCAGTGGAGGTTTATGCAATCATCAATGGATGGGCGATCATCGATTACAACGGACAGATCGGATACAGCTATGCCTCCTATCTCACTGCGACAGGTGATAATGCGGATAAGGTCGAGCAGGTCAAATATGGCAGCGACAACGCCTCTGTGAAACAGGCGCAGCAGATGCTCAAACTGCTCGGCTATGATTTCGGATCTTACGGCTGCGACGGTGAATTCGGCAGCCTGACACTGGATGCCGTCAAGCAGTTCCAGCAGAGCCAGGGCATCACCGTTGACGGTATCTGCGGTCCTCTTACCTTCGGTGCGCTGTTCAAGGCGGTCGATAATACTCAGAACAGCACCGGCAATCTGCCCGATGCCACAAAAGGGCTGACTATATCGGCGGAGTTCATACGTCAGAACTGGAAAGGCGACGGTGTAGACGAAACGCTGAAAACCGGAAACTTTGAGTTGGATAGCGTGAAGGCCTCCGGACCGCCGGGGACGATCACGATCAAAGGCACGTCCCTGTTTTATTCCAGCGCGATCCGGCAGACGGACCGCACAAAGGCATGGGAGAAGTATTACCTGTCCGGCATAGCGCGGGATGTTGCCGGGCGCGGCGGCCTGAGCTTGCAGTACGACAGCAAGACGAACCCGTATTATTCCCGCGTGGAGCAGGACAGTCAGAGCGATATATCTTTCCTCGTTGAACTTGTTCACAGGGCAGGGATATCCCTCAAAATCTACGACAACACCCTGATCCTGTTCGATCAGGAGGATTACGAGAAGAAAGAGCCTGTCCGCACGTTCACGCGCGGCGACAAAACCTATGAGAAGTGGGACCTGGAAACGGGCGAGGCCGACAGTAAATACGGGTATTGCAAGGTCTACTACAAGGACCCTGACACAAAGGCCGTATACACCGGTTTTGCTTATGCAGTGGACTATGATTCCGATTCCGAAGGGCTGATCGTCAACCAGCGCGTGTCCAGTACGGGAGAGGCGCGGACGCTGGCGGCAAAGCTTCTTCGTTTGAAGAACAAATTCGAGTACACCGTAAAGCTGACCATCCCCGGAGATCCTTCCATGGTTGCCGGTGTGACCGTCAAGCTGGAGGGCTGGGGAATGTTCAGCGGGAAATATCTGATCAAGCAGAGCAAGCACACGCTCAGCCGGTCTGGGTATTCGACACAAATCACGTTGAGGAAGGTGTTCGCATGACAGATATGGTAAGCATGATACTCGGGCAGCTCGTCCGGGTCGGGAAGGTCAGCTCTGTTAATACGACGGAGCTAAAAGCCCGTGTTCTCTTCGAGGACCGGGAAAACATGGTGTCTGACTGGCTCCAGGTGCTGCAACATCCGAATGCGACGGTTGAGGTCGATTCTGCCGGGAGCCATTCACACGGCGCGTCGGCGTCGGAGGGCTCGGTAACGATCAGCCCGGGCGGTAGTCATACGCACGGTGCGAGGCTGAAAACGTGGATGCCGGAGGTCGGGGATCATGTTGTGTGCCTGTATCTCCCGATGTGGAATGCAGCTGGGTTTATTCTGGGGAGGATCATGTAATGAAGGTTGGTGCACTTGGGGATGTGGCCTTCAATGTCTCCGATAAGCAGATCAAGACGCTGCGGAATTTCGAGGTAAGCCACAGCGCGAGCATCAGCGTCCATAAGATTCACCTGGGCGGCGGGATTGCGGAATTCACAGGGAACGATCCTCAGACTATCACATTCAAGCTCCGCTTGTCGGCGTATCTTGGCGCACCCCCGGAAGGGGACCTCAGACAGTTGGAGAATTACCTGCAGAACGGAATACCCGTTGCCTTCGCTCTCGGGCGGAAGACATACGGCAGGTACAAATGGCTCGTAGAGAGCATGAAGGTCTCCGGCGAGTATTACGACAAGTACGGCAACATCACGCAATGTGACGTTGCCGTTACCCTGAAAGAATATCTGAAAGGGTGATCCCATGAGAGTAGTTGTTACGAACAAAGGGTATGTCCCGAAGCTCGGCACGGTGGACGGTACCGTCGAGGAGGTTGCTCAGAACGTCGCCAATATCCTTGCGACCCGGAAAGGCACCTGTCCCATGAGCCGGAATATCGGACTGAGCTACAGCTGGATCGGGCGCTCGATCTACGTCGCCCACGCCCTTGTCGCCGCGGAAGTGAAAGAAGCTCTCGAGGAGCAGGAGCCCAGGGCGACCCTGATCGGTATCGTTCTGGCGGAGGAAGGCAGCGACGTCATCACAATAGAAGCGGAGGTGGAAATCGGTGGCGAGTGAATACAAATTCGTATCAACGAACGCGGCCGAGATCGTGTCTGCCATGGTAAGGGCGTATGAAGCTCTGACAAAGAAATCCCTCGCTCCGGCCAGCCCGGAGCGTCTTTTTATCACCTGGGCGGCTGACATCATCGTGCAGCTGCGTTCTCTTATCAACTACGCGGCGAACCAGAATATCCCCAGCCGCGCGGAGGGGGACAATCTGGATGCCATAGCAGAGCTGTTCTATGACAAGACGCGCCCGGCGGCCGCGGCTGCACAGTGCACGATGCAGTTCAATATTTCTGCAGCGCAGAGCTCGACGGTCATCGTTCCTGCTGGTACGCGCATCACGGACGCCAACAATACGCTTGTCTGGGCGACGACCGAAGACGCGGCGATCACAGCGGGAAACACATCTGTGACGGTGACGGCTGTGTGCCAGACCGCCGGCGAAGAAGGTAACGGCTGGGTAGCCGGACAGATCACGGAACTGGTGGATATCTACCCGTTTTATGAGAGCTGCGCGAATGTCACGACATCCGACGGCGGGTATGACGAGGCGACGGACGAGGAGTTTTATAAACTCATGAGAGCATCCGAGGATGGGTATTCCTCGGCGGGCGCGTCTGGCAGCTATATCTACTGGGCGAAAACCGCCAGCACGGAGATCGCGGATGTGGTGGTCATTCAGCCTGTGGAAACGCTGTCCGATACGGTCGCGGTTCACGATCACTGTCTGTTCGTCGGTGGCGCCAACCTGAAAACCGACACGCTGGTGATCAAGTCGGGGAGTACGGCTCTTGTCAAGGACACGGATTACTCCGTTGCCTATGCCGACGGGCTTCTGACGATTACGCTGCTTTCCGGCAGCTCGTATTACAGCGCGGCCTCTCTGACGGTGACGATAGACAGCATCCTCGCCGGTGAGGTGTGGATCTATGGCTTGATGAATGATGGGTCTATCCCGTCGGCAACGCTGAAAGGCAGGATCCTCGATATCTGCAATTCGGAGGAAGTGAGGCCGCTGACGGACAAGGTCTCCGTCAAAGATCCCACTACAGTGTCGTACAACATCAATCTGACATACTACATCCCGCGCGACGCCAGCTCGTCGGCAACCGAGATCGCGAACGCTGTCACGGCGGCTGTGGAGGAATACAAGAGCTGGCAGGCTGGGAAACTCGGACGGGACATCAACCCCTCCAAGCTCATATCTCTGCTCATGGAGACCGGCATCAAGCGCGTGGCCGTCACAAGCCCCGCCTATCGCGCCCTCAACGATGGCTTGAACAACAAGCCGCCCGAGCTCGCCTCCGTTGGCGCCGTGACGATTACGAACGGAGGCTTTGAGTATGAGTAACGGGATCACGAAGGAAGCGGTTCTCCGCGTATTCCCGGAGGTCCTGCAGCGCAGCGAGGCGATCTCCACGCTGGGGGATGTCTTCGCGGATTACCTGTCGGGAGCCGTCGCGGAGGCGAAACTGTGTGCGATCTACCCGAACATCGATACACTGGAAGAGAAGGCTCTGGATATCCTGGCGTATGATTTCAAGATCGACTGGTGGGATGAAACGCTGAGCCTGGAACAGAAGCGCCGCGTCTTCAAAAAGAGTTTCTACGTCCACAAGCACCTTGGAACGGTCCAGTCGGTCAAGACCGCCGTGTCTGCTGTTCACCCGGATTCGGAAGTGCTGGAATGGATGGATTACAACGGTGATCCTTATTTCTTCAAGCTGCGAGTTAACATCACAGACGGACAGCCAACGGCTGCGCTGCACAATGCGCTGTTGGATAACGTGAACTTTTACAAATCTGCGCGGTCTGTGCTGGAGGCCGTGGAATACTTCATCCTGTTCGAAGACCGCGCAGAGCTCAACCTGTACGCAGGTATCGGAATGCAGGCGCGGATATCCTCGGAGGTTGACTGCGACACGCCCGCGATGGCCGATGTGGATTTCTTCATTGACACTGACGGTGTGATCCTAACGAACGAGGATCTCGCGTGGCTCTGCGAATTGGCATAAGGAGGAAAACGGAAAATGGTACTTTATTTGACCGCGATCGGCAAAGGCTTGATTCAGCAGTGCCTTGTATCACCGGAGGATGCGTACATAAAATTCAACGGCGTTTCCATAGGAAATGGTAACAACAGCGGCCTTGACGATCAAGTAACAGCGCTTGCAAATGAGCTCAACACAATGTCGATCACCGGCATGACCTTCGATGATACCTTCGTGAACATCGCGGCATATCTGAACAACGCCAGCGTTTCGGCATCGTACCGAGCTACCGAGATGGGTGTATGGGTCGAAAACCCTGACAACCCGAGCCAGAAGATTCTTTTTGCGTATGGATACATTGAGTCGTCGAACGCAATGTACATCCCCTCTGCTGGAGACTACACGCTGGAAACGACGCTTATTATGAAGGTGTATATCGGCGACGTTGAAGACGTAAGCGCTGTGATCAGTGAGTCCCTGGTGTATGCGACCAAATCCGAGTTTGAAGGCCATATCTACGATTACGACAACCCGCATATGGTCACGAAGACTCAGGTCGGTCTCGCCAACGTTCCGAACGTATCTACGAACAATCAGACACCTACTTATACCGTCCCCGGTTCTGCGTCGAATCTCTCCAGCGGTGAAACGCTGAGCACCGCGTTCGGCAAAATCGCGAGAGCCATATCCAACCTGATATCCCATATTGCGGACCGCGCAAACCCGCATGCCGTTACTTACCTGCAGACGGGGGCGGCCGCTCAATATCATTACCACAATGCCGCGGATATCAACAGTGGAATTATGAGCGTTGCGAATGGGGGTACCGGCGTGTCATCTATCGCTGCGCTCGCCAATTCGCTTAAATCGCATCTTGCCAGCCTGTCCCATACCCACAGTGCCGCCGAAATCACCAGTGGTATTATGCCGGTCGAACAGGGCGGTACAGGTGTCGGCAGCCTCTCTGATTTTGCAGCCAATATTTATACGAATCTGCTGACTTACTTGGCGGCAAAACAACATGAGCACGATATTACAGACATCCCGTTGTTGTCTCTTCTCTTTGGCAACCCGGATGCTTTTGGAACGTATACCGGCCAGGGAACGTCGGGCGTGAACAATTATCACTTCATTGAGGTTGGCTTTAAGCCATCAAAGGTCGTGATCTTTGTAATCCCGGAATATAACACCTTCACGCGCAGCAGCTACCAGTCGAATCAAAGCTATTATAATTATTTCCCTCTCGGCTCTTATTATTATTGCTTTGGCACGAACAACAACATTTATCATTCTGGCTGCGGAGATATGAGCACTGCTACACCTGAAGCATTGTTTGCTAGAGGCCATGGCGGCGCGGCAGTTATGACGAATGGTTTTGGAGTTGCGTACTATTCTGGCACTGCGGATGTAGATGCCAATGGACGGAAATATCTCTATCTGGCGTGGAAATAAGAGAGGTGAGATGGTATGGCAACAAAACTGATAACAGTGCAGACGCAGGCCACCGAGCTGAGGCAGGACACGAACGTATATGTCTCTCAGACGGAGGGCGGCACCCCTTCGCTCCTCCGGGTACCGCACGAGAAATTTGCGGCATACTTCGGCGCGGAGCTCGGCGCCGATCCCATCCCCGGCACGACCCAGGCGATCACCTTCGACGGCTCCGGTAATGTTTCGACGGTGACGCACACGCTCAACGGCACGGTGATCCGCACAGACGCTTTCACATTCGGGGAGGACACGATCACGGAGGTTCGGACGCTCGCAACCGGGCAGACACTCACGATCGTGACGAACCTGACTACACTCTCAACCACGTCAACGTATTCGAGTTGAATGAAATTTAAAAGGAGGGACGTGATAATATGGCATTTTCAATCGTGACGACCGGCGGCAGCGGGCGGGATATCAACACCCTGGGCAAAAGCGTGAATTACCGTGAGTTCGTGCTGGACAGCGCTGCGGACGTGAGTCAGCTGCCAACATCCACGTCGGCAGTGGACGGCGCGGTGGCGGCTGTGGGCAGCGTGGCTTACACGGCGGACGGCTCGGCCGCGTGGATTCTGTCGCCGTCGGACACATGGACGGAGGTGAAGTGACATGGACATCACGGCATATCTGCTGGCACGGCAGTTCACCCAGGGGAAGTTTGAGCTTCTGTCGAACGCCACGACGTACATCGGCGTGACTGTGACGGAGCTGACCGAGGGCTGCACCACGAACCCAATAATCATCGGCGGCACGGCGGTAACGGCGGTCGCCGGGAACGTGGCTGTGTACGGCGAGAAAAAGTTTGCGTACACCGGGGCCATCTGGCAGGAGTGCGGGATCGTCGGCGCGGAAGATCTGGATCAGCTGAAGATCAACGAGAAGCTGCTGCACGATGCCATCCCCGGCACGGTACAGACGTATGACTATACCAATGGGGCCGTGTCGCAGATCACGCACGCAGCGGGCGGGCAGACCGTCAGGACGGACGCCTTCACCTACACCGACGCGGCTGTCACTGAGGTGAGGACTCTGAGCACAGGCGAGACGATCACCTTTGTGACGGATCTGAGCACGCTGAAAACCACAGTAACCTATGCAGGATCTTAAATAGGAGGAATATCTGACATGAGCGTAAGCATTTGGGAAGGAACCAAAGCCGAACGAGTGGCGGCTGCGTTGGAATCCGTGGCCGACTCTATCGGCGAACTCGCGCCCGGTAAACTGGAAACATGGGCGCAGTTCCAGGGCGCCGTCCGGCACAACCGTATCAGGCGGTATCTGAGCGCCGGGGATCAGCTCTCCGTCAACAGCGGCTACACCATCACGGCCTCGGTCGGCGGCTCGCTGAGCGGCACGCCGACGGTGGTGAAAGACACGTTCCTGGCGGCGGTGGAATCCGCCACGGGAACGTATGTGTTCACCTACGACGGTGCGGCATGGTATCACGGCGGTCACGCAGTGACCCTCGCGAGCTACGGTGTTTCGATCACCGGCACCCCAGCGGCAGACGATACGATCACCGTGGTCGTTGCGGCAGGCGCGGCGGACTACAACGCGATGGGCATCGACGAGGAGACGCCCGTCAACAGCGAGCTGGAGCATGTGCTGACGATCCAGCGGGATAAGATCATGGGAAGGATTAACTTCGATCCTCCGCAGTATCTGTTCCCGGTGACGGCTGAATCTCTGGCGGCTCTCGGCATTACGGGCTCGGTGCTCCCCGCTGGTACATACAATGTCACTCTCAACCACGGATCGTACAGCAACGGTACAGGTGAGGATGGGACGTATCAGTTCACGACCACCGTGGATATCCCTATCGGCGGTGGCATCCGGCATACCACGATAGGTGGATGGCTTTCTGATTCGTCTGGCTATGTAAAGAGCCATGTAACCGGCGGCACCTTTATCACATACGGTGCGGACACCATTACCACGCTGGAAACGGGTTTGACCACAACCGAAGGATCTGATGGCATAAACCTCGGCACCGCAACAGCGCGCGATCCGCAGTATAAGTCCGGGGACTACATCAATTTCACAGACCGCCAGATCTACGGCTCGAACCGCTGGAGCACGTCGTATCTCCGTCAGCTGCTCAACAGTGACGATGCAGCTCTGGCCTGGAAGCCCGGCACCATCTGGAGCCGCAACACCAGCGCCACCCCGGAGGGATTCCTGCATACGCTGGATTCGGAGCTGCGTGCGGTGCTGTGCAAAGTGCGGAAGCGCTATGCCCTGTCTATTTCGGACGGTTACGGCTACGAGGATGTGGAGGACTACGTCACCCTGGCCACGATGCTGGACGTGTTCGGAAGCAAGAACAACAACATCTCCGAAGGTCCCGTGGATGCCAGCGGGAACCTCACGAGAACCACAGCATACAGCTATTGGCAGGAGAACAACGAACAGGCGGACAGGATCAAAGAAGATTCGGCTGCGTATTACTGGTGGCTAGGCTCCGTGGGCCCGTCCGTCGGCCACCACGTCCGGCTCGTGCTCCCGTCCGGCGCTCTCAGCAGCGGCTACGCGAGCAGCGCGTACGGGGTCGTGCCCAGCCTGCATATCGCGTAAGCCATCCGTCGTCTTGCGGCATGGGCGCTGCGCCAGCGGCGTCATGCCGCAATCGCGTTCTTTCCGCGCGAAGCGCGGAAAATTTTTCTGGAAAAATCGGATTTCCCGATAAACCGAAGATTATTCATCATTGGCCGAAGAAAATTAGAAAAGCTGGACAAGCGGCGCCCGGGTGCGGTATTGTTTCGTCGCAGGAAAAGGCGGTGAAGCTATGCCGGCGAGAGGAACAAAAATCCGCAATATATCCGCGAAGACCCCGGCGCTGAACGCCTCGGACACATTCTGCCAGTATGTGCTCAGGATGCTGTGTGCGGAGGATAAGTTCCCGAAGCGCAGCCGATGGCTGTTCGGCGGAAAGATCGCCGACTTGGTGAACGACTTTCATACCTGTATATTCCTCGCCAACGAAATCCATGTGGAGACGGCAAGAGATCGGGACGAGCGACACCACCAGCTGAACATGGCGCTGGCGCATTTGATGGCCATTGACGCCAAGATGAACCTAGCCATGCGTGTGCTGGATATCGAGCCGAATAAGCTTGAGCATTACGCCAAACTCGCCAATGACTGTCGGAGCAAGCTACTTGCATGGAAAACCAGCGACGAGAAGAGATACGGTACCCCGACCTTTGACGGCTCCATCAGCGAGAGCGTTATCGCGATTCTTGTCGATATGCGGCAGATGCTCCGCGCATGGATTCGCCCGAAAGAATGCGATGTGCCTGTCTATGACAGTGACCATATCGGGGGAGACGGCTGATGTAGGATTTAGAGGCTCCGTGAACCCGTCCAACGGCAACAACGTCCGGAACGTGCTCCCGTCCGGCGCTCTCAACAACAACAACGCGAACAACGCGAACGGGGTCGTGCCCAGACTGCGAGATACGCGAGAGACAAGTAAGCAATCTGCCGAAAGCAAAGCACTCGCGCAGGGAGCCGTTTTCCTGTCCCGTAAGGGCAAAAAGAGGCCGCGCACGGAATGGCAAACCGTGCTCTGACGACGCAGGCGCTTCGGGTGTGCTGCTATCAGCGGCGGCGCCGGGAAACCGGCTTCTGAGCAGATGAACGCTCGGAGGCCGCTTTTCTGTTATGGGAGGCGATGATCAGCGCATGGCTCAGTATGACGATGCTATCAGCATGAACGAACTCGTCCGCGCTATCCGGGAGTGCCGGAGCGGTGTGAGCTATAAGGACGGCCCGACCGACTGGTATATGCACAGCCTCATGAAAGCATACACGCTGAAAACCGACCTGCTCAAAGGTCGGTACAGGCTGCGTCCGGGAAACCGTGTCCAGATTTACCGCCCGAAGCGCCGCGAGGCCATAGCTCCGTGGTTCAAGGATCGCGTTTGGCAGCGGGCTATGTGTAATAACGGCGTATACGACGACCTGACAAGGAGCCTCGTTTACGACAACAGCGCCTGCCAGAAGGGAAAGGGCACCGAGCAGGCGATACGCCGCACCGTCGCCATGCTGCACAGCGTTTACATGGAGGACGGTACGAACGAGGGTTACGGCATCCACCTGGACGTGAAGAAGTACTTCCCATCTACGCCGCACAGGGAGATCGTGATGATGGATGAGTCCATTATCACGGATGACCGATTCCTGCCATATCTGCGGGAGATCGCCGTAAGCGCTAAAGACCAGAGGCCGGAAGATGTCATCGCCGCCGATCCATTCGGATCGCGGGGGACAGGCCTCGGCAGCCAGATCAACCAGCTTCACCAGGTGGCGCTTCTCAACCGGATCGACCACGAGTTGAAAACCTTCTGCCATCATTCCCAGCGGTACATGGATGATTTTCAGGTCGTGGACAAAGACCGGTCTGTGTGCGAGCGGGCGCGGGACACCATAGTGGCAATGCTGGAAGAACGAGGCTTTACTTGCACAGACAAGACCGGTATCTTCCGGTTGAAAGACGGCTTCTACTTCCTACGGAAACGTTTTGTCCTGACAGGCACAGGAAAGGTGATCATCAAACTACATCCCAGTGTTCCTCGCTATGAGCGGCAGACGCTCGCCGGGATGAAGGACGCTCTGGATCGCGGCGAGATTACCATGGACGCGGTGCATAATCACTATCAGGCGTTCATATCCCAGGCGTCATATGCGACAGGCGGCGGGCTCATTCGGGATATGGACCGGTTTTACACAATCACATTTCGACAAAAACCACAGTACAAGCCAGTAAGGAGGCATTTGTATGGACATCATCAAGAACGATAGGCAGGCGTTGAAGGAAGAACGCCGGAAGAACAGACGTTTGAAGATCGCACTGGACAAGGCCATGGAAATGATCGAGTTTCTCGGCGTGCTGAACGATGTAGACATCGAAGATCTGTTTGAGGAGGAAACCGACGATGACGAACAGTGAACACTCTGAATTTTTCGAGCTTGCCAAAGCCAAGTATGACAGCGGCAGGTGGACGGCGCGGATGCTCCAGAAGCTGGTGGACGCCGGAAAGCTCACCCAGGCTGAATACGACCAGATCGTAATCGGAGAGTAAGCGCTGTGTCGAATCTGCAACTGATCGAGGAACTGTGCTACATCGTCGAGTGTCAGATAAAGCTCATTCGCAAACTGTCCTCCCGCCTCTCGGAACTGGACGGATTGAGCGAGATCGAGCAGGAGGCCATAGCAGGCGTCGAGGCTGCATACTCCAAGGCTATCGGCTCGGATGAAGCGTCGTTTGATCTTGAATAAAGAGGGTCGCATCTGCGGCTCTTTTTTGTTGCAGAAAACAGAAGGCTCGCGGGGTAACCCGCGGGCTTTTTCTCTCAAAAACCATATATAAGGCGGTGGAGTAATGGAAAGCGAACAGATCGTAAAAGAACTGACCGAGACAACGGCGCGGTCAAAGTCAAACACAAAGCGCCTCGACGCTATGGAGAAGCGGCAGGACAATTTGGAGGTTCTGACAAAATCGGTTGCGGTCATGCAGGCCAAACAGGAGCAGATTGAGTCGGACGTCACCGAGATCAAGTCAGATGTCAAAGACCTGAAAGCCACCCCTGGCAAGCGTTGGGAGGCAATCGTCGCGGCGGTGATCGGGCTGATCGTCGGCTACGCCGTCAAGGCGTTATTGGGGCTGGGGTGATCGGTGTGAAAGAACCGTGGTGGATTCCTTTTATAGGGATTCTCTTTATCCTGGCATTTTTCGCGTTCGTCCTTATGGACGCGCCGGAGACGACGGACAGCACCCTGCGGATCGTCGTGCGATACGAGGACCCGCCGTATCCGGAGGAGGACACCATGCATTATCTGACCGAGGAAGGAGAGGTGATCATCTATGACACCGCAGGACAAGAGCCGGAAATTTCGAATTGACAGGCGTGATCTGCCCTACGACGCTTTCGTCGCCAACCCGGCGGCCCTCGGTCCCATCGAACCGGAAGATCCCCAGGAGAAAGGAGGCGTGAACGCCGATGAGCAGATACAAGCACCAGAGTAAGAAACTCAGCGCGTCGAAGATCATCCTCGTTCTGGCCTATGGTATGGCGATCATACTGACGGTCATCACAGTACGGATGGGACGAGCGCCAGAGCCGAATCCCGACATCATGCGCTGCATGAAGGAACTGACAGAGGTGTGGTACGGCTTGGTTGCGCTCGTGACTCCGGCCTACTTCTGGAAGGCCAGAAGCGAAAATCGAAACAAATACTCCCAGCTTTGGTATGAGAAAATCGCCGCGAAAGACGGCTGGGAGGCGGCGGCGAGATTTGCCGAGATCATCACGAAAGGAGACTGAACCATGACAGGCATGGAAGTAATGAAGCCGGTGATGGATCTTGCCGGCGAGAGGGAGATCAACTCCAATAACAACACGACCATCAACAAGTATTTTAACTGGCCGGGGGCGGCGTACTGCGGCCTGACGGTGAAGTATGCATTCAAGAAATCCGGGTGCAACCTGCTGGACGGGTGCTCCAACCCGGCATATCTCCCGACGATCCGGGATTATATGCGCGGCAAAGGATGGCGCGTCCCGAATGAGGACGCCCGTGCAGGTGATATCATCTGCGTCGGTCCGCTGCAGCATGTCTGTTTCTGCTTCGACGGATACAGCGGCATAACGAAGATCACACTGGAGGGCAACGCCACGGTTTACGCCACGGCAGCGCAGGCGAGGGCGTCCAATTCCGGGACCGGCGCGTTCGAGGGCATCGGCTATAAAAAGCGCACTCTCGGCAGCAACTGCGAGGTGTACCGCCCGCCGTACAGCGGCGGATCCGGCAGCGCGTCCACCGGATACAACACCTACATCACCGCGTTCCAGAAGTGGCTCAACCAGAACTACGCCACCAGCATCGGCGTGGACGGCGTGTTCGGGAAGCAGACGCGCATGGCCGCGGTCAAGGCTCTGCAGACGTATCTCAACAAGTCCTACAGCGCCGGGCTCAAAGTGGACGGCGGTTTCGGTCCGAAGACCAAGGCGTTCATGTCCGACAAGAAGATCGAACTCAAGAAGGGCGACAAAAACGACCTTGTGTACATCCTGCAGGGGATGCTTTACTGCCGAGGCTACAATCCGAACGGCTTCGACGGTGAGTTCGGCGGCAGTACATACGCAGCTGTGAGGGCGTACCAGGGCGACAAGAATCTGGCCAAGGATGGCGAGGCAGGCGCCGATACGTTTGCCTCGCTTATGGCCGCGTGAGAAAAGGAGGAACAGCAAATGCAGGAATGGATCAAATGGATCGTGGCGATCCTCTCGGGGCTCAGCGTGACGATCCCGCTGGTAGTCAAGCTCGTCGAGGCCGTGAGAACGGCGGTGAAGGAGCGGAACTGGCAGAAGGTCGTGACGTTCGTTCTCGAGCGCATGAAGGAGGCTGAGGGTAAATTCGGATCCGGCCCCGAGCGCAAGGAGTGGGTCTTGACGTGCGTCAAGGCCGCCGCGGATACGTTCAATTACGACATCGACCTTGACGCGGTCGGCAGTATGATTGATGCGTTTGCCGACATGTCGAGATCCGTGAACGTGCAGGAACACATCATCGAAAATGTATAAACAGGACGCCCCTCTCGGCCAGAAATGACCGTGAGGGGCGTTTTTCGTTTTATGGGGATCACTTGCTCTTGTCTACCAGCGTTACATACCGGGACATGATGCTGAGAGCTTCGTCATAGCTCTGAGAGGCGAGGACGGCATCCCGGCAGGTATTATAATCGGTCGGACGGTGCTCGCGCCGCAAGGCGCTATGAACGGCCCCCAGGAGCCAATAGACATTTCCCGTCTCTCCGCGACTGTCATAGTTGATGACGGGCTTCTCAGCGTCGAGTTTCCCGGCGTGGGCGTGTGCGATGGTGGCGGCCTCGTACACAGGGTTGGCGTCGAAGCCGAAATAGTCATAGCCATCGGCCACGGTGCGGAGGTAACTGTCGAAAGGCGGCGCGTATTTGTGGCCGGGGGTCATGATGTAGGCCATGGCCTGGAGTTGACTCCCCTCGAATTCCACCGTGAAGGTCTGCTTCGTGTACAGGTGGGGGTAGCCCTCGTACATATCCAGAGCTTCCTCGTCCCTCTCGGAGATATTCCAGATCACCACGGGGACGGAGCTGCCGGGGAACGGCTCGATGTTCAGAACACCGGAGCGAGAATTCCCACGGAACGCGAGACGGTAATCAGTGATCGCGCTCTTTCCGATGGGCTCGGCATCGAGACAGCGGTTTTTCATCTGCGGTACGTTGAGGTTGGAACCGTAGGCGAGGTACAGATTCATTCGTTTCCCTTTCTCCCCGTGTGGCCGGTAGGACAGCCGGAGTTTTTACGCCGCTTCTTCGGCGGTGGCGGTCTGGGTGAAGGCGCTGGTGAGGTGGAGCCGGGCGGTCTTGAATTCCAGCCCGCGCATTTTCAGTCGCTTGGTGAGGACCCGGAGCATAAGGGCGGCTTTCTGATCCTGGGTCATGTTGGCGGTGGACTTGAAGAACAGGTTATCGTTCGGGCAGTTGATCGCCCAGGCGGACATGGCCAAGCAGAACTGGACGTAGGCCTTGATCTTCCCGGCGTGGGTCGTGCCGTTGAACAGCCGGAACTCGACGGTGCCCTTTGTGAAATAGGCGTGAAGGTTGATACCGTGGTAGCGGGTGTCGTTGTAGTGCTCGTGGCTGATTCCGCCGCGGTATCCGTCGTTGAGATTGCTGTACCACAGGCGCTCGATGGTGCGGCGGTCGGTGTGGTCCTTTTTGATGGCTTTGAACAGGTCCTTGTTGGCCTTGTGGCACCAGCGGTTGGCGCGGTCGCCGATCTGCAGGGCCTCGTAGAAAAGATCCTGACGGCCGACGGCAAAGTTGAGCAGGCGGGAGAGACTGTCGGGGGTATGATTCGCCCCGTCCACGTGGACGTGGATTCCGCAGCTGTCGTTTGCGACGGCGCCCTTCTTGACCAGGAGCCGGACGATCTGCTGGAGGTCTTCCATGTCTTTGTACTGGAGGATCGGGGTCACGATCTCTCAGGAGTACGTCCAGTCGGCGGAGACCTGCCGCCCGTCCACTTTCCGTGTGCGGCGTATGGAGCCGTCGGACATGGCCTTCCAGATGCGGCCCTCGCGGTCGTAGGCAGACCAGGTGTCATAGGAGCCGCCGGTGTGACGGTGGTTGCTCTCGAAGTACGCGGAGATAGTCTTGGCGGCCTTCTCGCGGGTGATGCCGGTCAGCTCGATCTCTACGCCGAAGTTCTGGGTCTGAATGGTGGTCATTGATCTTTCCTCCTTAGTGCAGACGGTAGGTGTTACCCTTGATGGTCTCGATGGTGTAGCGGACGGTAACGGTGCGGTCGAAGCGGTTGGTGTCGATGGTCTTCTTGACGGCCTTGATGTCGCGGCGCTTTGTGCTACGGCATCTCGGCTGACGCTTCACATAGGCTTTGGCTATCTCGGCGACTTTCTTGTTGTCCACGGGATTGCGGGCGCCGATGATAATAACGTTCTCGATCTGACGTCTGGTGTAGCGGCCCCAGGCCTTATCCTGTTGGGCGATGGATTCCTCCCGGGTGCCGTACCACTTATTGCGGCGGCTGTCGCCGATCTCGTAGAAGCGCTCCTTGGTGATGATCTCCAGATGCTCGTTCCAGACGGTGTTCCAGTCGTCCGAGCGGTTGGGGATCGTGCCGTCCGTGACCTTGCCGACCACGATCTTCACGCCCTCGAACTCGTACCGCTTGTCCTCGATCCGTATGCCCCACTCGCGGAAGTTGTCGAGCAGAACGCGGATGACCTCGGTGCCGTCCGTCAGGTCGACCTTTCCGATCTCGCCCTGGCTGCCTCTCATGGAGGCAGTGTTGATGTACCAGCCTTTCGCCATCCACTCGGCGACGGTCTCGGTGAATTTGCGGTTGATGCTCTCGAACTTCATCTTGGTTGCCTTTCTGCCCTGCCATCATCAGGAGCGGTGGGGCGGTTCCGCTCGACGCCCTCGCGGGCGTTTCGGCTTAGAGGAGTCCGTCGTCTTCGGCGTAGCAGTAGATAATGTCCTGTTCCTCGTGGTCGAGGTCGTTGAACTTGCATCCGTGCCAGTCCTTCGCGATCTTGTTTAGGACTTTCATCTCTTCTTTGCTGTACATCTTGATTCCTCCTTAGTTGGTGGCGATCGTGTCGCTCAGAGTGATGTTCTTGTAGCCTTCGGCCTTGAGCTCTGCCCGGAGGATCTTGCGAGCCTCGGCGGGGGTCTTGGCGGTGACGTATTCCTTGAAGGCGTTCCACTCTTTGGAGCCGCCGTCCGTGATATAGCTCGCGGAAACCTTGATCTCGTATTCCTTCATTTTGGTGTCCTCCTGTGCGTTTCGTTCTGTTTCTTTCTGTCTACATAGTACACCATGCAACAGTGCATGTATATAGTGAGAACTGACGAATGGAGCACTTCGCCGTTGTGCATATTATACACTTTACACAAGTGCAGGCGTGTGTTACTATATAGAACACAAAGGAGGCGATAGCATGATTCGCTGGAAGGTGGATATCATGGCCAAACTGAAGGAGGCCGGGTACAGCTCGTACCGAATCAGGAAACAAAACCTTATGGGCCAGCAGACGCTCACCGTTCTTCGCAGAGGTGGTCTTCCTGCAACATGGACGCTGATGGATAAACTCTGCGACTGGCTCGACTGCCAACCGGGAGATCTGATCGAGTTCGTGCGAGAGAACGAAAACACCCCGGATGCGTGAACATCCGGGGTGAGGGAGAGACCACTATTTCGTGGTGACGACCTTGCGGGGTTTTGTTTGATGGTAGCGCTTTGCGGCTTCGCTATCATCTGGTATGTAGTCGAACAGATCGCCGGGTTGACAGTCAAGCGCGATGCAGATGCGCTCCAGCTGATACACTGGGATCCTCTCTACATATCCGTGATACCATTCCCAAATCTGAGAAGGGCTGATATCCGTTGCCCTGGCAAGATCGGCTTGTGTCCACCGTCCTTCGCCAAGTCGGGTGGATAGTAAAAACCTAATCATGGCCATTTCTCCTTTCCGTAGATTATGGCATCATCGTAAAGAAAAATCTTGAAAAGCGGATATTCTTCACTACGGTAAGGGAATCCTTCTCACTGGTGAGAAGAACAAAAAGCAAAAGCGCCCCCTGACAAGCCTGGATCAGAATTGCCAGAGGGCGCTTTTCTTGTTGTTATGGGAATAGAAGAAGCTGTGGGGTTTGATTGCCTCGCAGATGGTGGAATTTGTGAGCATTGCCGTGAGCGTTTTGAGCGAAATGACCCGGTAAAAACGCTCACGAGCGGGAACGATAAGGAACGAGCGGGAAAAGCCGCTGAGCCTTGATAATACAAGAAAAACCGGGAAGCTCAAGGCTTCCCGGTATGGCGGAGAAGGAGGGATTCGAACCCTGGGAAAAAACCGCCGGAGCGCCTGTAAATACTGCATATTTCACTCCTTGTGAGCATTTTTGTGAGCATTTTCTTCTGGTTTTGGGGCCGGAGCCTCGGCGTCCTCGAAGAATTTCTTCATTGCATTCTGGTGCTTTTCCTTGTCCTTTGCGGCAACGTGAGTGTAGATCTTCTGCATGGTCGCAGGATTTGACCAGCCGCCCAGCTCCATGCATGTGCGCTCGTCCATACCGACGTGATATGCGAGGGATGCGAAGCTGTGCCGGAGCCCGTGCAGGCTGACGCGAGGAAGGCCGGCGTCCTCGGCCAGATCGCCGATGCGTCGGTTGCATCCCTCGGGATTGGTACGGAATATCAGACCGGCGCCATACTTCTCTTTCATCAGCTCCAGGAGCCGCGGGATCATGATGGGCACGGTGCGGCGAGAGGTCGCGTTCTTTGTTGCCTCCCGGAGAACATAATGGTGATCTTCATCGGGGACCATCGTCTGATGCACCCGGATGACCTCATGCTTCAGATCGACGTCCTCCCAGTGTAGGCCGAAGATCTCCGAGCGCCGAAGTGAACACAGGGCGAGCAGACATGGCATTTCGTAGTATGTCCCCTTGATCGTGGCCATGAAGGTTTTTATCTCGTCATAGTCGAGCCATTCCCTGGTGCTGCTGTTGATCTGCGGCAGCACAACCTTGGGCGGGGTGATATTCTGATAGCGGATGACGGAGCTGGTGAAGCGCCAAGCGTTTGCCAGGGTCTTCGGGGAAACATCCTTCTTCGCTTCTTGATTTACGATGGCTTGCCAGTCCTTGATATCCTTCAGCCGCTTATTGATGACCGACTGGAAGCGGTTTCGGCGGATGATACCGTAGCCGCGGATCGTGGTCGGCGACAGGACGTTCTTATGGTCCTCAATGTAGATATCCATGGCCTGGTCCACGCAGCTGGACACGGTACATCCCGGATTTTAGTTTTCGTGGAGTAGGCTCTTTCACTGTTGTTATTTCCTCCGAAGTATGATACTATCAGAGGGCAGACGTGTCGTGAGAAACATTCTGCACCTCAAAAAAGGCCGCCCGTTGGTGTTACCGGCACCGACGGGCGGCGCCTTATTACTTTTCAAAGCCTTTCATGAACCTCGCAATTATTTGCGAGGTTGCGAGGCTAAAACCAAAACACAAGAGATTTGGTTTTAATAGGCAGAGGATACCACCCGAAATGCCTTGTACTCTTTGTCCGTGAATTTGAGCTCGATTACGAAATCATGATTCACACCATTGAGCTGGTATTTCCCGTTGACGATGTATCGACCGTCACTCTCATTGTGCCGCACGGTGAAGGTGCGCTGATCGAATGTGGCACCAGGGTACTTATCCAGGATCGTGAGTTTTGCCGCGGCAATAGCTGCGGTTTCCGGATTCTTTTCACACGCCGTGATAACCGATCCTATCAGGATAAGGCACAAAATCAAGGCGATAGTTTTTTTCATGGATCTCCCTCCTCATAAAGAGCTGGATATTTTACTCTTCCTGTGGTGCGAATACTGTCGATGTGAATTTTCTTAGTTTTTTGTGACAGTAAACGGCAATGGTGATATAATCGACACTCCCACCGGTGGAAAACGACGTGGAAGGAGTTTTCCGATGAGAGCAGACCAATGGCGCCAGCTGGTAGCTGGCATACGGCGCATGACCGAAGAGGAGAAAAAGGAGTTCCTTACTTTTGTTCGTTCGCTTGAAGCGCTTGAAGGTACCCGAGCGCCTTTAGCTTCGAGGACTCCGACAGATGAAGAATTGCATCAATGATCTGAGCACCGAGGTCGCCATCGTCACCGATGGCGGCCTTGATGCTTTCTATCGGATCGCGGCCGAGCATGGTGTCCAATGTTTCGCCCAGCTGGTCGCAGATCGAACAGGCGAGATCCAGCATAAGGGCGGTTTCTCCCTTGACAACACGTTCCAGTGATGCGAGATCAATGCCGGCCGCGGTGATATCCTCGCGATCTGCATTGGCCAGAATTGCGGCCAGCGTATCACAGAAGAGCAGCGACCATTCACTATCATCTTCCACCCCGTACAGGTATTGCACAGGAACGTGCAGCACGGAAGCAAGATCGGCGACAACATCGGCGGGGATCGTGGTTACATCCCCGTTTTCGTATCTGTAAATCGTGGCTCGGTTCTTCCCAACCAGCTTTCCCAGGTAATCCGCATTGTAGCCAAGCTGCTCACGTCTTGCGCGGATCCTCTCTCCCATCGTCATCATAATACCGCCCTCCTTCGGGACATTTATTATATTATAAGAGTTGCAAATATGCAACCATTATTTCACGAAGTAAATAAAATTTTCGCAGATTTTGCGAAAAAAGTGTTGACATAACAAAGGGATCGGGTGTAATATGCAGATGGTCGCACGAAATGCGACACACCAAGAAAGGAGGACAACCCTGTGGTCAACGTCAACAAGCTCAAAGGAAAACTTGTCGAGCTTGGCTGGTCCGTCGCGGATCTCGCCCGTGAGATGGAGATCGATAAGGCTACTCTGTATCGTAAGCTGCGGGATAACGGTAAAACGATGCTGGTCTGTGAAGCCAATGAGATCATTCGCATTCTCCATCTCACCAAGGATGAGGCCGTGGCAATTTTTTTTGCTGAGAATGTCGCATAAAATGCGACGCCCTATCCGTTCCACCGTGCCGCTTTTCTTTATTCTTGCCCGGCGCGGCCTGGGAAACCGCCCGAATGGGCTCACCTGCCATGGTGTTCTTCATGCTTCGGAATCACTCCTCTCTCCTAAAACTTACCGGAGGAAAGCGGCACCGTGGAGCGGGTAGAGAAAACACAAAGGAGGAAGACAAATATGACCAGGAAGCAAACAGCCATGTACGGGATCGCGCTCGCTCTGAGGGCCTGGGCGTGAGCGAAAAGGCACTTCGGGCCTGGATCGCGGAAGGCAAACTGGCCTTTGTGCCGTCAGGAAACCGCCGCCTGATCTTCTGGCCGACCCTCATGGCATTTCTGACGCAGGGCCAGAAGATCGACAATACCCCGCGCCCGTACTTTGGGCGGGGCAGCAAAGGAGGGAAAAGGAGATAAAAGAGCCGCCCCCAGAGCTGGCACTCCGAGGACGGCAAAGCAAAAGAGATCTGTGCTGCCACGATTATATCATGGCAAGAAAGGAAAGGTCAAATATGGCAAAAGAAAAAGTCATCGTCATCACATCGAGCAATGAGCTTTTCGTCCGGGAACTGGAGCGGAAGGATAACGGGCTCATGAACGACGGCCTGCAGGCCATCGTTGGCGGGTACATAGAGATCGTTCATCCGATTCACCTGGAGCCTCCGTTCGTCCTGGTCTGCAACGATGAGGGAAAGATCCGCGATCTGCCCCGGAACCGGGCCTGCAGCCTCCTGTACGGATATGCTGAGCACGGCATTCCCATGGAGGGAAACATTATCCTCATGAAGGAAGGCTTTTACCAGGATGAACCGGATATCGTCGGCCTGACGGATGCGGAGATCTCCGAAATGACGGAGAAACTGCTGCAGCAGTTCCGCTTTCTGAAAAAGGGCAAGGTATGAGCGACACCTCATATATGGTCCACGACTACCCGGATCCGCCGCCTGGCTGGATGGATGAAGAGTATCCCACCCCCGAAGATGAGGAAGAGCGGTTCTGGGAACAGGTAGACCGCCAGTGGGATGAAGACCACGATTTTTGAAAGGAGCATTTCAATGACTTGCAACGAAAATTCTGTTTTGGAAAAGAAGCTGGAACGTGCCAGCTCCTATAGCACGCCGGACGGCATCTATGATCTGACCTGTGATCAGGAGCTGCGCGTCACCATCACCCTGGCCGAGTACCGCGCCCTGGTATCTTCTGTGGCCACGCGGGACGCTGATGTTAAGAAGGCCGAGGCCGACAAGTATTCCCGCGAGCAGGAGAATAAGCGGCTCGCGGAGGAGAATGCCAAGTTGAAGGCCGAGCTTTATGAGATGAACAAAAAGGCCGAGGCCTGTGCCTCTGTGTCGGATCTGACGGCCCGGCTGAATAAGCAGGCGGAGGTTTTCTGAAATGATCGTAAAACCCGAACGTCTGACCTTCGCGGATAAGAAGATCCGCATGCTGATCGCCGGTTATCCCGGCATCGGCAAGACCACCCTGGCGCTTTCTGCGCCGAAGCCGCTGTACATAGACGTCGACCTGTCGGCGGAACGCATCAACCGGGATGTGTTGAACATGGCTGCCGGCGTCACCCAGCCGAAGGATTACAAGGAGCTGCGGAAGGATCTTGGCATCGGCTGCTCCGACGTGGAGCTGATCCAGGTCAAGGACGCCCTGAAGGACTTCGAGACCATCGTCGTTGATACCGGCGGTAAGCTCCTCACCATCATGGGCCAGTACGGGAAGACCATTGAGCCGAAATATGGCCAGCGTGACGGAAGCCTGTCCTTGAAGGGCTACGGCTGGCTCGGCCGGGAGTTCCAGCGGTTCCTCGATCACTGCATCTATCAGCTGGACAAGCACATCGTGATTGTCTTCCACGCGGTGGAGGATAAGGACGGCGATGACACCCGCCTCCGCATCAAGGCCGAAGGTAGCTCCAAGAACTCCGTATGGGAGGTCATGGATCTGGGAGGCTTCATGGAGATGCGCGGGAACGTCCGCACCATTGGTTTCTCCAACTGCGAGCGGTACTTCGCCAAGGGCACCCGCGGCATCCATGGCGTGATGCCGATCCCTGAGCTGGCGCCAGGCGTCCCCAACAACTTCCTGGCCAATCTGTTCGACCAGTACAACGCGATCTCCGAGGGCGAGGCCAAAGCTGCAGCCGAGGCAAAAGTAGCCTATGAGGACGCTATGACCAGGGGCAAGGCCATCATCGAGAACGTTACCGATGAAGTAACGGCCAATACTCTGTACACCGCCTTCCAGCAGCTGCCGGAGGCTATGACATCCAGGCGGGAGCTGAACAGCCTGTGGAATGCCCGCATGCGGGAGATCGGGCTGATCGCTGATCGGGAAACAAAGCAGTGGGTACGCCCTGCGCCGGAGGGAACGGAGGGCTGACATGAGCCGCTACCTTGTGACCCATTCCCTGCTGGCGTCGTGGAAATACACGATGAAGGATAACCCTTACGAAGATCTCACTACGGAGCGGGACCCCTTCGCCGAATTCATGCAAGTGCTTCGCCGGGAGCCCACGGAGACCACCGAGGCCATGCGGAACGGCATCCGCTTCGAGCAGATGGTGACGGACATTCTGTACGCGCAGGATCACCCGCTGCTGGACGGCAGCATCGAGATCCCCGCGGCAATCGAAGAGGACCGCTGGTATTCGGCAGCCACGGCCGTCGCAGAGATCATTCATGGGGCGCAGCTGCAGCTTGTGGCAAAGTCCGTATTCCCGATAGGCAACCAGGACGCGCTCCTGTATGGCCGCTTGGACGCTCTCCGGGGCGGGCATATCTACGACATCAAATTCAGCAAGAGCTATGACCGAGGCAAGTACATCGACAGCACCCAGCACCCGATGTACATGAAGCTGATCCCGGAGGCCGTGGATTTCACCTACATCATCAGCAATGGCACCGATGTATGGACCGAGACTTACCGCCGGGATGAAACGCCGGACATCATCAAGACCATCGACGAGTTCTATCTCTGGCTGGAGATCCAGGGGCTCACGGGGATTTACCGGGAGCATTGGCTTGCCGCATGAGAGGCCGGCTGATCAACTTCGCCAGAGGGATTAACGGGAAGCAGCAGATCACGGTGGAGATCGACGGGGACTTCCGCTCCCGGGCCGATGCGCTCCGGGACAAGGATCTGGACATCGAAATCAAGCAGCATCGGGAGAAGCGCTCGAAAAACGCCAACGCCTATTTTCACATCCTGGTCAATAAAATCGCCGCCGAGACCGGCGAGAGCGATGACCAGGTAAAGAAACGGCTGGTGGAATCCTACGGCGCCATCGACAAGGACGAGAACGGCCTGATGGCCGGGGTGAAGGTGCCCCACAAGGTGGACATCACCAAATACTGGCCCTATGTCCGGTACGTGGAAACCAAGATCGAGAACGATAAGATCTTCGACTGCTACCTGTTTTACAAGCACACCAGCGACATGGATACCAAGGAAATGGCCCGTCTGATAGACGGCGCCATTTCCGAAGCCCAGGAGCTGGGCATCGAAACCGATACTCCCGAGGAGCTGGCCAGACGGAAAGCGCTCTGGGAGGAGCAAGAAAGGACAAAGACATGATCAATTCAGTTGTGATTCAGGGCAGGCTCACGCGGGATCCGGAGCTGCGCTATACCCAGTCGCAGACGGCGGTGCTCTCCTTCGGCCTTGCCTGCCAGCGGAATGTGAAATCGGAGGGAGCGCAGGACTACCCGGTGGACTTCATCGACTGTGTAGCCTGGCGGCAGACCGCCGAATTCATCAGTAAGTATTTCAAAAAGGGCTCCATGATTATCTGCCGGGGCCGCCTGCAGAAGCGGGAATGGACGGATCAGAACGGAAACAAGCGGTACTCCACCGAGGTCGTTCTGGATGAGGCCAGCTTCTGCGAGAAGAAGCAGGACAGCAGCGGTCAGAGCGGCGGTTACGGTCAGCCCCAGGGTTCTTACGGCGGCGCCGACTACCGGCAGGGATATTCCCAGCCGCCCCAGGGTTACAGTCAGCCTCAGAACGGATACCCGCCCCAGCAGGGCTACGGTGCACCGCCCCCGCAGAATTACCAGCAGGGCGGATACGGGATGCCGCCGGCCGGTGGCCAGTTCTCGGAACTGGACGATGACGGGGAGCTGCCGATCTGATCGGAGGTAAGACATGGCTACAGGAAAACGGTATTTCTGGATCAAGCTCAAAGAGTCTTTCATGAACTCCGATACCGTGGACTACCTCATGAGCCAGCCGGACGGCGCCAACTATGTCGTTCTTTATCAGATGCTTTGTCTCAAAACCATCAACACGGATGGCCGGCTCTCCCGCCAGATCGGAGAAATCATCATTCCGTATGACGTCGAGAAGATTCAACGGGACTGCAAATACTTCTCTGCCGATACCATCCGTGTGGCTCTAAAGCTCTTTCAGTCTTTCGGTCTCATATACGAGGACGTAGACGGGACGCTGGTACTTACCGACCACCAAAACCTTGTCGGAAGTGAAACGGACTATGCGAGACAAAAACAGGTCCAGCGGAAAAATACTCCGGCGCTCCCGCCTGTGGACACAGGTGTGGACAATGTCCACGAAAATGTCCACACAGAGATAGATATTAGAGATAGAGATAGAGATAAGAGATTAGAGATTAGAGATAAAGATACGAGAGATAAGAGGAAAAAGGCTGACGCCTTTTCCGCCCTGGCGAGCGATGATCCCGACCTTTTAAAAGCTCTTCGGGATTTTGAACAGATGCGGAAGAGTATCAAAAAACCGCTGTCAGACCGGGCGAAGTCCATGCTGGTGACAAAGCTGGAAGCGTTTCCGAGAGAACAGTGGATAGCCATTCTGGAGCAAAGCATTTTTCATAATTGGCAGGGAGTCTTTCCTCTTCATGATGCAGAAACGGAGCCAAGAGTAAAGAGAACGCCCATGGATGATTTGCGTACCTTGCATGACATGTTCGAGGAGGATGGAGAATGACGCGAAAGGAAATGACAGAGATCTTCTCTGTGCTGATGCTGGCCTATCCTCGTGCAGAAATGTTCAAGGGGGGTATTGAAAAACTTGGGCCGACGATTGCTCTTTGGTCACGATGTATGGAGGATATCGACTTCTGGACAGGACAGCAGGCTGTATTCCGTGTGTGCAAAGAATGCGCATTTCCTCCGACGATTGCGGAGTTCCGGGCGGCCGCTGTTGCGGTGACAGAAGATATCGAGAAAAATGCGAAAAACATCTTCTATGCCATTAGGCAAAAGGAACTTCTGAGCGGGTCGCTTGAAGCGATGTACGAAGGACTTTCGGAGGGCGATGAGATCAAGAGCGTCATCGACGAGATGGGCGGGATAAACAACCTCGTCCAAAATCTGAAAAGTGGCGGTCAGATGTGGAATGTTGATGCAATTCTCACAACAGCGAAAAAGGTTATTCGTCAAAGGAAAGCCCTACCTGGAAAATCAGCCCTCATTCCGGAAAGGACAACTTCATGAAGCAAAATAAACCACCCGTTGATCGGCACCGCCAGGGCGCCGAGGCCAAGGCCCAGGGTAAGGCATTCGAGGACCGGCTGCAGGAAGCATTCAGCTGGTATCAGCTGCGCGGCATGGCCAGCATCGAAAAGACGCCGGAGCCGATGAAGGTGCTTCGGAGCACGGGGCGGGGCCAGTTCCTGGCCTGCTTCACCAAAAAGGCACAGCCGGATTTCACCGGCACGATCCGAGGCGGGCGCTCGGTGATGTTCGAGGCAAAGTACACCACCGGTGACCGGCTGGAACAGACCCGGGTGCTCCCCTCACAGACGGAGTACCTCAACCGCCACCAGGCGCTGGGCGCCCGGTGCTATGTGATCGCCGGCTTCGCCTCCGGGCGGGTCTACCGCATCCCCTGGAAGGTGTGGGCCGGGATGAAAGAACGATTTGGCCGGAAGTACGTCCGGGAGGAAGATCTGATTGATTTTCTGGTGGATGTGCGAAATGGCCGACTGATGATTTTGAGCTGAAAGGAGCTTATGAAAATGACTGAGTACGCAAAATTTGAGAGCTATTACAAGAAGCTGGAGGGTATCTGCAATGAGAACGGGCTGGTGTTCTCCTTCAAGAGGACCCAGTATCCTATCCGGCTGACCGTCAAGCCGCTGAGCGGCGTGGGAGAGCAGCTGGCGATGCTGGAGATGGCGGACGAGAAGGCCTATATGAGCCCGGAGGCGTACCTGTCCTTCTCCATGGAGGACGGGGATCTGAGCTGGAAGACCTCGGACACCTTCACCATCAGCGACACGCTGTTCTCCAAGCTGAAGAACCTGTACAAGAATATCCACCTGTGCTGGGTGGAGCACTTCTTCCGGTATCAGATCGAGAACGGTATGGACGTCCGTTTGATGCCGCCGGAAAAGGATCCTGATGTGTAGCCTTTGGAGGAGCTGGACGATGACGATCTGTCCGAAGAACTGGACATCCCGGAGGATGATGACGATCTGCTGGAGGATGAAGCCGATGAATGAGCCTTTCTTTTCAGAAGATCTGATTGATGCCCTGGATCAGGTCAACCACCAACTGGAGATCTGCTGCGGTGGCGTCGGTGCGCAGGTCGAGGAATTCGTCAACAGCTTCAAGGAATGTGACTTGGCCCTTCTGGTCTATGTGATGGAGGCTATGGCGGCCGGGATGAAGGCGAACTTCACCGAGTATGACAGCTACGTTTACGATCTCCTGATGCTGTCAGCTGAGTCCATGGTCATTAAAGGGCCGGATGTGGAGGCAGACGATGACGAAAGCTAAGTGGCTGGGTACGCTGGCGATCATGCTGCTGGCGTTCCTCGGGGCTCTGGTCTGGGAGCGAAGCACGGAGCCGCCCCAGGAGGCGATTCCTGCCCCCGTGGTCGCCGAGGAGGACACGCTTCATGTAGTGACCTTGGAAGCAATCACGTTTCCCCAGGAACCCGTTACCGAGCCCGTATCACCGTTTTCATCTGATGATGTCACACTGCTGGCGAAGATCATGGCAGCGGAGGACGGTCACGAATGGCCCGACTGGGCGATCATGGCCATCGGAGAGGTTGTTCTGAACCGGGTAGATTCGGTGGAATTCCCGGACACTATCGAGGCGGTTCTGATGCAGGACAACCCCCGGCAGTATGCCCCGGTACATGAGCCCGGCTGGGATAGAATGCAGCCGGAAGAGCACTACATAGAACTGGCTGAAAGGCTCCTCGGCGGCGAGCGGGTGCTGAATAATCCGCAGATCGTATACCAGGCGCTGTTTGAGCAGGGGCGCGGTACGGTGGTTACATATCATGATTTTTACCTCGGCAGCACCACTTACTTTTGCCTGACAGATAGCCCGGGGCTGTACTCATGAGCCGGAAGCAGGTGCGGATGGTCCGCGGCGAGCGGCAGAAGGAGCTGGTCAAGACCTTCTCCGCTCTCTGCGACCGGCACAACCGCTGGCAGGTGTGGAGCGATTTCATATCCATGTCCGCCATTGCCATATCGAACACGGTGGATCTGGCCCACGCCGAGGAGCGGGAAAAGACCTATATGACCCTTGCCAAACGGTACAACAGCGCGGAGATGAACGTCTTTTCCGACATGCTGGCGCAGATGATCGTGGCAATCGATGTAAACCCGGATCAGGACTTCCTCGGCGACCTGTTCATGAACCTGGAGCTGAGCAATGACCACGCGGGGCAGTTCTTCACCCCGTACCATGTATGCAAGCTCATGGCGAAGATCACGGAACCGGACATCAAGGGCCGTGTGGAGCGGGACGGGTTCATATCCGTGAACGACTGCGCCTGCGGCGCCGGGGCGCTCCTCGTGGCGTTTGCCAACGAGTGCCTGGCACAGAAGGTGAACTACCAGACGGACGTGCTGTTCACGGCGCAGGATATTGATTATACGGTAGGCCTCATGTGCTACCTGCAGCTCAGTCTCATAGGAGCTCCCGGTTATGTGAAGATCGGGAACAGCATCACGGAACCGCTCACGTCGCATGACAGAAAGTGCCTGCTTCCTGTGGACAACGGCACCATCTGGTACACCCCTATGTTTTTCCGCGACGTGTGGTATCACCGGAGGCAGTGGGCGATGCTGGATATAGCGATAAACCAGATGGCCGCGCTGGGGGCCGCGGAGAGGCCGACAGAGGCGGTTACCGAGCCCTCGCCCCTGGAGCTGCCCGCGCCGCCGGAGATCACCGAGAATCCAGAGGAAACACCGATGCCTGTGTACGCGGAGACCGCGACCGGGCAGCTGACATTTTTCTGAGGTGACGCCATGGACGAAGAACTCATTTCCCATCTTGCCATCGACGAGGCTGACCCCGCCGAGCTGGAGCTTGATCCACCGGATCGGCTTCTGTTCTTCGAGCTCCGGGAGATATACCGCCTGTACCGGATGAAGAAATTCCCGAAAGAGATCTGCGCTGTGAAGAAGCGTCAGGCAATCGACCAAAAGGACGCGCTCGCGCGCAAGCTGGCCGACGCCGATATGGTCCAAATGAACTGGGCGGCGTTCTGGCGGCGGGTGGAGCACGCAGCCACCGTCTATGCGAAGTCCGAGGGACGCACTGCCGAGGCCGACGACTTCTATGAGGCCGTATATCGGCTGCGGCCCTCCCGGAAACACGAAAATGATATTCCAGTAGAAAGGAAGCACTAAATGAGCGAAAACGAACTGATTATTCAGATCCCCGTGACTGCATTGCGAAGCAATCCGAAAAACCCACGGGCTGGCGTGGGCGACGTGGCGGAGCTGGCGTCATCCATGAAGCAGATGGGGGTGTTGGAACCCCTGATCGTCGTGACGGATGTTGGAGAACTTACCGGCGATCCCACGGGCACCTACACCATTGTGGCCGGTCACCGCCGTCACGCAGCGGCAAAGCTGGCGGGGCTGGAAACGGTCCCCTGCGTCATCCGATCCATGGTCGGCATCCAGCAGCTCCGAGCCATGATGACGGAGAACATCGTCCGGGAGAACATGACTGCCTTCGACGAGGCCCAGGGGTTCCAGATGATGATTGACCTGGGAGATACCCCGGCGGATATCGTGGAGCGGACGGGCTTCTCCACCACCACGGTGCGGCGGCGGCTGAAGATGGCCGAGCTGGACAAGGACAAGCTCCGGGCGGTGGTCGCTGACGAGGAACGGCAGCTCACTCTGGGTGATTTTGACCGCCTGGCGGAGATCGAGGATCTGGAGGCCCGGAACGAGGTTCTGGGAAAAATCGGCACCAGGGATTTCGACATGGCCGTGAACGGAGCCCTCCGGGCGCAGAAGATCTCCCGCAACCTTCCGACGGTGGAGGCCTGGCTGAAGTCGGTCAAGGCCAAGGAGCTGAAGGACAGCGATAAATGGTCCGGGAAATACGAGGACTGGCCCGGTGCCAGCCGTATCGAAATCACGAAGCTTGGAGATCCCGGCGAAACGCTCCCGGAGACTGTGGAAGAGCCGATCTTCTACTACATCAGCTACGGCACCCTGTATCTGAAGAAGAAAAAGGCCAAAGCGCCGCGGGAAGAGAAATCCCCGGAGCAGCGCGCCAGAGAGAAGGCGGTCCGGGAGGCCTGGGAGCTGGTGGACGCGAAGGCCAAGGAATTCTATGAGCTGCGGACGGCCTTTGTGGACGGGATCACCAAACTGACCAACGCCGACCGTTTCGAGATGATGTACGGCATGGTGAACGCAGCCTTGATCCGGCACCTGTGCTATGTGACCGACAGCGGCGGTCGGGATATCCGGAATATGATGGGTTTGGATACGGCGGAGGCCTGGAAGCGCGACTTCTCCGTCAAGGTGGGGGAGGCGATCACCGAGGTCCAGGATAAGGATCTTCCGAAGGTCGTCCAGTATATCTTCGGCGACGGCATCAGGCTGAATCTGACCGGCGTCGGAAGCAGGAGCGAATTTCCCCGCTGGGAGCGGAAGGGGCAGGCAGAGCTTCTGTATCGCTGGCTTACGAAGATGGGCTATGAGCCCAGCACGGAAGAGGCTGAATGGCTCTGCGGGGACCATCCCTGCTTCCACGCCGGTGAGGAGCCCGAATGCTGATCATCACGATCTACGCCGACTGTCCGCCCGGCATGCAGCAGGGGACCAAGGAGGCGATCGCCCAGGCGCTTGAACACCTGGGCGGCATCCGGGTGTACGACGTAAAGGAGTTCGTGCCGGAGCAGATCGTAATGGAGGGCATGCAGAAGAATGAGGTACACCACCCTTCTCACATTCAACGGTAGGACGATGACCCTCCGGGAGTGGGCGCAGGCGCTCGGGATCGAGCCCAACGCCCTAAGCAACCGACTTGAGCGCGGGTGGACGTTGGAGCAGGCTCTGACGTCTACCCCGCCCACGGAAGAGTACAGGAATCAGGTGAGGGGGTGCCGCGGCTGCATCTATTGGGTGATGCTGGGATCGATGCCGGCCTGCCATTATTCCCTGTACACCGGAAGGCTTAGAGGACATAAGGACAAAGACGGGCGCTGGGTGGCGCCCTCGAAAAACTGCCCATATAGGGAGAAAGGACTAAAACATGGCGTTTGTAATGAGCGGGAACGAGATCCTGGAGAAATACCGCCGGGCTCTGACACCGAGGGAGCGCCGGGAACAAATTCAGATCCTGGCGGATCTGAACGGTTGCGATAAACGGGATATCGCGGAATTTCTTCGCGCCTGCGGGGAGACTGTTGACGGCAGGATCGGGAGTACGCAGACGAAAAAGCCTGAGATCGCGCCCACTGAAGATCTGCCGGCCGTGCCGGAGGCCCCCGAGGAGCCCGAGGCCGTGGCTGAGGAGGAGCCCGCTGCGGAACCGCAGCAGGAGGAGCCAGAGTGCTGCGAGAATGCAGCGGAGCCGGAGGGGCCCCGAATGACGGCGGGCGTATTGGTGGAGCTGCTTTCCAAGGTAAAGCCCGAGGCCCTTATCCGACTGGACGGAGAAGGTTATGCTGGCGGGCTTCTCGTTTCGGTTATGTACGATGCGACAGGCGAGTGGGAGGAAATGGAAGCCACGATTCTCCCGCAGGGATGGTAAGGAGGGCAGCATGGACGATCTATTGAAAACTCTCCAGCGGTTGAAGGTGGAAACTGGCTCCCTGGCCTGCATGGGCTGCGGTCATGAGAACAGCTGCTCGACCCGCGGCTGCGCGATCCTCCGGGCGGCGATCGAGGAGATCGAACGGAATCAGCCCGTGATGAAAAACGCCATGTTGCTGAAAGGCGTAAGAATCCCAGAGCAAGGTTTTATCGAAATTCAGATTTCATCTGATGGTAATGTCATATTGACTGGAGAAAGCGTCCGATATGACGATCATGACTATTACCGTCCTGTTGGCCCTGCATTGATAGGCTCTGCCTGTTGCGAAGGATGTAAGCATTGGAGTTATTGCCGAGGGAAAACGCTTGACCCCATGGCGTTTTGCTATGAGCCAGGAGAGGACGGTGACGCATGAAGTCTGACAAACTTTTAGACCCTCGCCCATTACACTTGCGGGGGTGTTGCGGAGAAGTGCCAGTAGTTCACGAGTTTTCGTCAATACGGGCGTATGGAATCGAGTGTCGAGTAAATGGACACATCCATAACACCGGCTTCTGCGACAGGCTCGAAGAAGCGGTTAATAGATGGAACGAAAGAGCATGGGAGGACGGTGACGCATGAAATATCTGGTAAAAATGGTTTTCCAAACGGTCACGTCTTTTCTTGGGACGTTTTATGCGTTGACGTTCACGAGCTATCTCGTTTTTGGAGAGCGGTGCAACAAGTGGACTATCTTTTTTGAAATTCTGCTTGCGTTGGTCATCACCTACTGGCTGTGGGCTGATGTCATCCAAGAGGGAATCAGCGATGGAGAGGACGGTGACGGGGATGCCTGAATACAGCATGGCAGATCTCGTATGGGTCGGCGTCCGTGAATTCCAGTCCGTCGGGACCGGGAAGTTCTACCGGGCCGGGAACGGCAGGATGAAGGAGGAGACGCGGGGCGTCGAGTTCGTGAACACCGTCGGCGCCGGGAAGATGGAGCTGTCCGACTGGTACATGGCCATGGAGGCCGCTGTCCACCGGGCGGGCAAGACCGCGGTGCTGGCCGAGAAGATCGAGCGGGCGAAGACGCTCGCCTGGCTGCATACCCCGGCGGATATCCTTCATTACGCGCTGGAGCTTATGGAAACGGAGGTAAGAAATGGCAACGTGTAAAGCCTGCGGAGCTTCGATCGTGTGGATCATGAGCTCGGCCAATGCGAAATGGATACCCTGTGACGAGGGCCTGATCCGCTATAAGCAGGATGACGCTGGGCCGGATGTCCTGATTTCTGATACCGGCGAGTACATAAAGTGTCAGCTGCAGTTTGACGGTCTGCCAACCGGCATGGCCAGGATGCCGCACTGGGCGACCTGCCCGCATGCGGACAAATTCAAAAGAGGAGGTCGGGTATGAAGCGATATAACAGCCGCCCGCCGCAGCTGCCCATACAGAGAGGGCCGAAGGCGACCTGCTCCGTTGACTGCGGGAATATGGACTGCCGTGTAAACCTGCGGAATACCAAGAAGGGCGACAATATCACCGTCGAAAAGTTCTATGGCACCGAACGGTGCAGGGGGTATAAGAAGCCATGACTGATCGTGAACGCCAGATGATCGAGGGGTACATCCCGAACCCGCCGGATCCTGAGCTGGATCCTGGATTCGAGTATTACATGCTGGACAGCGCTGATAGGGTCATTAAGGTGAAGATCGTCAGCCTGGCCACGCATGACGAACGGGACATCTACCGGGTGGTCCGGGAGAATGGCCAGGGCGTCTATAACGCCTCCGGCATGGTCGGCTTCGGCTTCTATGAGGGCTGGTATTTCAAATCGGCCCTGTATGACAACAAGGAGGACTGCCGCCACCAGGAGCATCTTATGTACGATCACTGGGAGCGTCTGAGGGAGATCCAGAGAAAGGAGGCGCAGCATGAGACTGGGGCCATATCTTGACGAGCCGATCGTCATGCCGCCGAAGGGGAAAGCCCGGCGGGGTACCGTGACCGGGTGTGCGCTCTGCGGACTGACCCGGGAAACGCTGTTGAAGCGCGAGGGACTGTACATCTGTCGGGGCTGCTATGACTGGTATTTGCGGTTTACTCGGAATAAGAAGATCCCGCTGCCGGTGATCGGTATGCTGGAAACCGTCAGCCGGAAAGTATACGGGAAAAGCGTCCGCGTTCTGACCGAGGACGAAATGCTGGAACTGAAGAAAACGCTGGACGATCTGGCACAAAAGGAGGCAGAGAACAATGTCACATCATAAGCTGAAGCTGCTGGAGCAGTTCGCGGATGTCGTTTATTCCGGCGAGAAGCCATTCGAGATCCGGGAGAATGACCGGGGATTTCAGAAGGGCGACACCGTGGAGTTCGATGTCCGCGATAAAGCCGGGCTCATGGTTACACACCCGCTGGGCCGGGAAAGGTTCGAGATCACCTATGTCCTGTCCGGATGGGGGCTGAAAGACGGCTGGGTGGTGTTCGGCATTCGGAAGATAGAAAGATCGATTACCACGTTCGGCCGTGAATGGACAAAGGAGGATCCCAAGTGAACCTGGAAGAAAAAATCCGGTGGAGGAGGTACAGAAAACCATCTATGTTTGAGTTCAAAAACGGTTTTGAGGTTCGCTTCGGCGACGGCATCCCCGAGAGCGACGAGCGAAAGAACAGCGGCGCCACGTTCATCTATCCCGAGGAGATCATCGGCAAGACGTGCGGCGGGTGTGTTCGTTACACCAGCAACAACGACGGCTTCGGGCGAAAAGGTATCAGCCCGGAAGGGTATCATTGTTCGATGCGCGGCTGGGATATTCCCATCCGCGCCGAGGACAAGGCCTGTGTCAGCCATTGGGACAGAGCCGAGTATGAGAGAGCTGAGCAGAAGCACGAGGACGATATCCAGAAACGGCGCGAGGAGCTGTGGGCAGTTTACGCTGAGAAAGAGCCGGTCAAGTTGCCCATCGTGAACGACGGCTATGGGAATATCCCGCAGTGTCCGGTCTGCGGCGAAATGCCGTACGATCTGGAACAGTGCTACTGGTGCGGCCAGCGGTTCATACAGGACGAGGATCTGGAGGAATACGCTACGCCCATCGAGAAGGATTACACCTGTTCTAACTGCGGGAAGGTCGGAAAGGCCATCATTTCCAAGTACAACGGGCATAAGCATTTTCGATGTGAAGACTGCGGGTTCTCGTTCATGGAATAGGAGGCTGACATGAGCGCAAAACAATGGCACCGAAAACGGAAGCTGGAGCGGATGGAACAGGATTTCCGTGAATTGCATGGAGAACGGTACGGGCATATGGACGCCGACTACAAGCCTGTCATTTCCGACAGGAGCGGATTCGAGAAAGAGCGGCGCAGGTATATGCGCCGCCTTTGGTGGAAGCGGCTGCCGGCGCGGATCCGGAGCTGGTTCCGGCGGCTGTTCCGCAGGCGGCCACGGAGGTAACGTGCATGTTTGGACGAAAGATGCGTGTTAGGGGCCGGCTCCGCTGGTGGGATAAGAGCGTGGCCAAGTCTGCCGGTCTCACCGGAGTATGCACAAAGGACGAGCAGATCGAGATTTATCAGACGCTGTATGCCAGGGCTGCCAAGGAACGTGATGAGGCTAATGCAAGGGTCCGGGATCTGGAGTCGGAGAATAAAAAACTCCGGGACCTGCTTCTCCTGCAGCGGTCGAATTTTGAGCTGTAGGAGGCTCCCATGACAAAACCAAGTGTAGGTGATAGAATAAGAATAGTCCCGGAGACCTTTGGGAACCAGGTGATTGGGACGCCGAAGGCGATGCGGGGCGTGGATGGCGAACACAGGAAACCATATAACGGAACGGTTACATACGTCCATCCATATGGGCGGTGGTTTCAGGTGACGTTCGATGCCGCCGGCATCAAAGAGTGTCTTCTGGATCTGAGAGGAGAGGGGCATGACCTTAGAGGAATTAAACCAGCATCTGGCGCTGAGGCAGGAGCTCGTAAAGGACAGAGAGATCCTCATGTCCTTGGAGAGCCGCGCCGTGCCCGGGGCGCAGGTCCTCACAGGTATGCCTCACACTCCAGGCGTAGTTGCGAAGGTGGAGATATTCGCTGTGGAGATCGCAGACTATAAGGCGCACATCGAGGAACTGGAGGCGGAGATCGGTGAGCAGCAGAAAAGCATTGAAGCCTGGCTGAAAACTGTGCCGCCGACGATACGACTGATCATACGGCTGCGATATATCCACGCGCTCCAATGGAAAGAGGTCGCCTATATGCTGGGGGGGAGCTTCACGGAGGACAGCGCATACCGGTCCGTATACAATTACTTCCAGCCATAGCCTTCGGTTCCCTGCGGTTGCCTCCGGGTCACTCCGGGTCGCTCCGGGTGCCTCCAGGTGGCTCCGGTACGTTCCGGTTGCAAGCGGGTGGTCAGATGGTTTAGAGTATGCTCGTAAAAACTTAATCAGGCGGGCGTTGTTCCAAAAGGCCGAATTGGTCAAAATGGAACAGCGCCTATTCTATTTCGGAAGGAGGTTTTTTGAGCCGGGATTTCTCCTTTGCCCGGCGTACACACTCACGAAAATCAATATCGCCAGTTGGTTTTCGGGGAGCGTGCATCAAAAAAGGAGGATAAGCGTACATGCTTACGAAAATCAAATCGAGATTCAAGGAAGATCCGAAGATCTATTACGCCCTGTCCATCTGCGCGACGTGGGCCGGCATCGGAAGTCTGATGAACGGCGTCACGATGACGCAGACCTACGGCTTCGTTCCCTCGGCCATCTGGGTGCTGGGGAATGTCCTGGCCTGCATTCTGTTCGGGTGGGCCGCCATGAGGATCCCGAAGGTGCGGGAGGTATTCGGCACGAAGATCATGAAATGGATCTGCGCCATCATGTGCGTGTTCCAGGCCTGGCTCTCCATGAACGGGATGCAGTCGGTATTTGCGGACACGCCCATCGGCTCCCACGGCGGTACCATCATCGCCTATACGCTTGCAGCGGTCTTTCTGCTGATCCTGCTGAAATACGGCATGATCCGAAACGTTCTGACGGACGGCTTCGGCTGGATCGTCGTCTATCTGCTGGCCTACGGCGTGACCGTCGCCGCGGCGATCCATTCCCAGTACAGTTTCAATGAGATCCCCGCCATCGCCGGTCCCGGCGCCCTGAAAACGGGCATCTGGAAAGCGATACTGCTCCTGCCCGGTCCCTTCACCTATCCGTACTTCTTCGAGATCCTGAACTATAACGACGAGAATGAGGACGGCGCCCATAAGATCGACGTGCAGGAGGCTTTCACCCTGGGCGGCGCGTACTTCGGCATCTACATGCTGATAACGTTTCTGCTGGCCTGGGTGCAGTTTACACCGCTTCTGAACACGCTCAAGGCCATTTTGATAACGCTGATCGGCACGTCGACGCTCTCCAGCTCCATGTACAGCATCTACATCGCCTTTGGGAAGAAGGTCGGCTTGGCCGTCAACGGCGGCCTGATCCTCGGCTGGCAATTCCTGATCCCTCTCGGCGTGATGGGGATGTGGACCCTTATGGCCTCGGTGCGCATCTACTTCGTCGCCGGCGCAATCCTGTTCGCGCTGCTGTGGCGGCTCCGTGAGAAGCGGAGGGCTGCGGCATGATGAAGATCGTCACCAAGAAGCTCTCCGAGCTTCGCCCGGCGGAGAAGAACGTCCGCCGGCACACAGACAAGCAGCTTGCCGAATACGTCCGCTCCGTGGAAATGTTCGGCCAGACGAAGCCCATCCTGATCGACGAGACCGGCGAGATCATTGCCGGGAACGGTCTGTATGCCGCGCTGATGCAGATGGGCCGCGATTCCGCCGAGTGCCGCGTCATGACGGGGCTGACCCCAGCCATGAAGAAAAAGCTCATGCTCTCGGATAACCGGGTGTACGAGCTGGGGATCACGGACATGGATATGTTCGACGAGATCCTGAAGGAGCTGGACGGCGATATCGACATCCCCGGCTGGGATGACGATCTGCTGGAAATGCTCAACGCCTCCGCAGCGGAGGCGACGGACCTCGTGGAGAACTACGGCGTATATTCCCAGGAAGAGGTCGACGCCATGAACCGGCGGACGCGGGAGGAACACGTCCCCGGCGCCGCGCCCATGGAGGCCGCGTCAGCGGCCTCGGCGGACGCGCCGGGCGGGACGGGTTCGGATATGGCCCCGGACGCTGCGGCGCCGGGAGAGGCCGCAGAGACGCCCGAGGGAGCCAGAACGATCACCTGCCCCCATTGCGGAGGTACGATATGCCTACCAAACGCATAGAGAGCCGGGTGAACGTGCTGGAGGCGACGAAGACGCGCATCCGGAACGTGTTCCGAAACGGCTTCAAGGTGTACCTCTCGTTCTCCTGCGGGAAGGACAGCCTCGTGATGTCCAGCATCACCTATGACCTGATCCGAGCCGGGGAGATCGACAGCGCCCAGCTCACGGTCACGTTCGTGGACGAGGAAGGGCTGTACCCCTCCATGGTGGACGCCGCGCTGCGGTGGCGAAAGAAATTCCTCTCCGTCGGCGCGAAATTCCTCTGGCTGTGCCTGCCGGTGAAGCAGGTGAGCGTGATCGACAGCCTTGCTGCCTCCGAGAGCTGGATCACCTGGGAGCCGGGCAAGGAGGATATCTGGATGCGGCAGCCGCCGCCCTTCGCCATCATGTCGAGCCCGTACCTGCATTACCCGGGCGAAATGAACTATCAGACCTTCTGCGAGCGTGCCTTCGGGGACGGCATACAGATGATCGGCCTCCGGACCGCCGAGAGCCTGACACGGCTCCAGTGCATATCCAAAGCGGATATGACCTCGCTCAAAGGCGGGAAGTTCTATCCCATCTACGACTGGAAGGATGCCGATGTCTGGCTCTACATCAAAGAGCGCGGCCTTGAATTTCCCGACATATACATGCGGCTCTATGAGGCCGGCGTAAAAAAGAACCAGCTCCGGCTCTGCTGTTTCTTCGGGGACATGAGCACCCAGGGGCTTCGCTGGGTAGCCGAGACGGACCATGAGCTGTGGGAGCGCATCGAGCGCCGGGAGCCGAACGCCTACCTGGTGCTTCTGTACTGGGACAGTGAAATGTTCCGGAGATCGAGCCAGAAGCGTCGGGAGCTGGAAGCCGAGCAGGAGAAGAAGGACTATCGGGAGCTCTGCAAGGACCTCCTGTTCCGGCGGACGGAGGATTTCAACATCGCCCCGGACACCAAGGCTGCGCTGCCCGGCTACCGCAACCTGTTCCTGAAGACCTACGGCATCGCCACACAGAAGCACTATAAGACCATGTACGAGGGCATCCTGTACGGCGATCCTAAGAAGCGCGTCATGCGCATCCTCTGGACGGATATCTATGAGGACTACGGCAAGCGCGCCCGGAAGGGGGCGGTGTAATGGCCATGGATCCATTCGCTCCGCTGGCCTCCCTGCAATGGGTGGATCGGGAGCAGCTGCGTGCCAATGACTACAACCCGAACAAGGTCAGTGAGGACAACCTGAAGCTCCTGACCCAATCCATACTCACGAACGGCTGGACGCTCCCTATCGTGGTCCGGCCTGACTATACGATCATCGACGGCTTCCACCGGTGGACCGTCGCCGGACGCGAGCCGCTGCATACCATGCTGGGCGGCAAGGTGCCCGTGGTGATCGTGGATCATGCCGGCGACGAGAGTGCGGACGTGTACGGCACCATCACCCACAATCGCGCCCGCGGTACCCATCTGCTCGAGCCAATGAAGGCCATCGTCAAGCGGCTCATGGACGAAGGCAAGACCGTGGCGGAGATCGGAAAGCAACTGGGGATGAAGCCCGAAGAGATCTTCAGGCTTTCAGGATTCACGCGGCAGGAGTTCCTCGATCTTATGACACGGGGACATGACCGATACAGCAATGCCGTCATATATACGCACCTGTAGCATTTCTCCTTTATGGCAGGAAGCGCGCAGAGCCGTTTAATGCGCCTCTGTTCGCTTTCTGCCTTTGCCTATGTCTCTACACCACCGGGGCGCCCCCGCGCCCGGTGGTGGGGCGCAGGCGGGCAAGGGCGGCGCGTGAGACGATACCCCGCGAAAAACACGGTGTGGCGCATACGGTGTACATACCAGGTGCGGTACCCATGCGATGGGTGCACGGCAAGCCCGGCACTGGCAAAGACTATTGCCTCTCGAAACAATTATCAGAAAGAGATGGGCCGAAATAAAGGTGGGGGCGGGGTGTGCTACAGAACAAAGCGTTTCGTTTTGTTTCTTTTGATCGAGAAAAGAAAAGAACTCTTTTGCCGAAAGAAAGAAACAAAACAAAGCGCCTTGTCGCAGAACAGAGCGCGCGGAAACTCCATGGTAGGAAAACGGTGTTCGCGGGTCGAGGACGATTTCGACCGAAAAAGGTACTGTGAGAGGCACCCCCCAAGCCGAGCGGGCACGCTGAC